CATAACTTAAAATCTTTGATACTTGATATATATGAGTATGAAAGATACAATCCAACATACTTTAAAATTAATCACAGCGGTTCTCGTTGCACTCGAAATCTCTATCCCACCTAATCCATATAAGATGGAATTGATATTGTGTTTGGTTGCTTTAATCTGTTTAAAATACGATATCCCACAAAAAATAGAAGATTCAATCTCGAATCTTATCAATAGGTTTAATTAAACACTTTAAACCACAATAACCCACTTTATACTCTTTTTTATACTATTTGATACTTATTTATACGGATAGATAAGGATTAAAATAGTATGATGAATAGAATAATATATAGCCCATACATCACTCGTCTGACATTTTGTCATATAGGGTAATTTGTATGGATATCGATACAAATAAGCCCATCAAGTTAAATAATACGGGCGGAGCCCCTGAAAAGGGATTAACTAAGAAACAGATAGAGTATGCCATAGCCTCCACTCCTTCTATGAAACAGGCTGCACAATATTTAAATGTAGCTTACCAAACTTTCAAGAAGTATGCTGAGAGATATGAATTATTTAAACCACTACCAAGTAATAAGGGAATAAAACGCCGTTCCTTCGTCGGACAATTTGGTAAACACGATATTGCCTCTATACTGGCTGGTGAGAATCCGAATCCATTTCGAGAAACCACACTATTGACTAAGGCTATTCGTGAAGGCTTATTACCACCAAGTTGTAGTAATTGTGGTTGTGATTACCATAATTGGACACAGAAAAAGCCCCAGCCCCTCGTATTAGATTTTTTAGATTTAAATCCGCAGAACACTAAGATAGAGAATCTCCGCGTATTATGTTTTAATTGTGTTTATGAACTGCACACATCACACAAAGGGTGGTATCGTCATAGAGAAACACCTATTAGTCAGGCAGTAGAGCAGAATATTATAGAGCAAACTAACACAACCGCTCAAGTAACACATGAACCACACGCTAAAGCAGTGCATGAGCATGAAGTATTGGATGAGCTTGAGTATATTCCATTCGAAGAATTCCAAAAAACACTCGAAAATTAGCCCGATTTTTGCAAAAAAGACTTGACTTTCTCATTATTTCTTCGTAAATTATAGCGGGTGCAGGCATTATTTTCGGTCGTTTTCGCCTGGATTTGACACTCGGCACCTCGAAATTTCCCAATTTTCTCGACGAGAACACTCAAAAACACGGCCTGATGCACTAAAAAATATTGCAAACCCAGGCACTGGCCCTGATAGTATAGAGAACACAACTACTCAGCACACACCTATACACCACACACATATATTATGACAAGAAGTCAGACATCAAAACACTAAGCGGGGGGTGGGTGCATTAACTCGTTAATCGCAAAAAAGTATGACAAAATGTCAGAGCCCTTACTGACCCCACCATCACGATAAAAAATAGGGCTATAGACCATTAATTACACTCTTATCTATGAGATAAACTACCGCATTTCTTTCCATGCATTATATTTTTTTGTGTTTTTCATGTTCTATTATACTATTTATTAATGTATTGAGAATGTTATATTATGGGTTTTAAAGAAGATATTAAGAGAATCAAATCGAAAAAGGTAGTGGATGGATTACCTAAACCAGTCGAGAAAGCAGTAAGTGAATTCTTGGAACAAGCCGTTTTATTAGTCGAGAACGATTACGAGTATATAGATAACAAGTATCTGGATAACTTACTCACAACTTTAAATCAATATCCTGAATATCGTCCATTACTATATGATTTACTCAATATACTTGGAATTAATATACAATACGGAGAAGCATGAATATATTAGGAATTAATGTACTGAACCACGATGCTTGCATTACACTACTGAATGGTAAAGAGATTTTGTTTGCTGCACATAGTGAACGATATAGTGGTAAGAAGAATGATGATTTATTAAACTCAGCAATATTTGCTGATGTAAGACGATACGGACATTGGGATAAGATAGCATACTATGAACAACCTATAATTAAAAAGTCTCGTCAGTTATACGCAGGACAATACCGAGAAGCATTCACGAGAGAGAATTTACCATCAAGATATCTACCTAAGGCTTGGGTTGGTGATTCACCTATAACATATGTTCCACATCATCAATCACACGCGGCTGCCTCTTATTACACATCACCTTACGATGAATCCGCCATTGTATGTATTGATGCTATTGGTGAGTGGGAAACTTGCACGATATGGTATGCCTGGGGTTCACACTTCGAGAAAAGATATTCAGTAAGTTATCCGAATTCATTAGGTTTGTGGTATAGTGCCATGACTCAAAGGTTGGGGCTAAAGCCCCAAGAGGATGAGTATATCTTAATGGGTATGGCAGGTTGGGGGAAAGTAGACCCTAAGATTAAACAAAGTATTAGAAAGGATTTCTTTAAGAGCGGAAAAAATATCGTAAACTTTAAGTCTAATCTTCATCGTGGATGTTTGGATTGGGATTGTGATGTTTATCCAGATGATGGTTCAGAAGAATGGAAATACACTATAGCGGCTAATGTTCAGTCGATATGTGAGGATGAGATATATAAAGTATTTGAACTGGCTAAACGATTAGTTCCTGAAACAGATAATATGTGTTATGGTGGTGGAGTTGCATTGAATTGTGTAGCCAACTCTATGATAGCAAGTGAGTTATATCCTAACTTATGGATTATTCCAAATCCTGGAGATGGTGGTAGTTCTCTTGGTAGTGCGGCTTATCTATTAGGTGAGCATGTTGATTGGAAGAATTGTTTTCTTGGTTATAATATTAAAGGTAAGTATCCTATTACTCAAGTGAGTAACGAACTACTCAAGGGAAATATAGTGGGAGTTGCCAACGGGAGGGCAGAGTTCGGTCCAAGAGCACTTGGTAATCGTTCTCTGTTGGCTGACCCACGAGGTAAAGATATTAAAGATAAAGTGAATGAGATTAAGAGAAGACAAAAGTTCCGTCCATTCGCTCCATCAGTATTAGAGGAACACGCACATGAGATATTTGATATGCCAGTTCGTAAATCACAATTCATGCAATTCGTAGCTCCTTGTAAGTATCCAGATAAGTATCCTGCTATCTGTCATGTAGATGGAACATCAAGAGTTCAGACTGTAAGTAAGGATGATAATCCTGGTTACTATAAATTAATAAAAAAGTTTTATCAGACAACGGGTTGTCCTATGGTTCTCAATACCAGTCTTAATATAAAAGGACAGCCCATTGTTAATTCGTATCACGATGGTGTTGCGTTTGAGAAGAAGTATGGTGTAAAGGTATTTTAATGTTTCAAATTATACAGATTATATTAGGAGTATTTGTAGGATTATTTCTATTGTTTACATTATATGTAGCGTTAGATATATGGTTGAGAGGAGATGAATATTAATGAAGTATAGAATACAGATAACTTATGCACCTTATTCTAAAGATAATGAGGTTGTAACTTTAGAAACAAATGATATTGAATGGACTATGCAACAATATCAAAGAAACAGGCAACCATTCACTTGGAAAATAATTGAAGAAAAGACTTGACTTGTATTGTTTTATTTCGTATATTCAGTTAATTTTATATCATGGATAATAAATTACAAGAACTATTAACCATCACAATGGAAGAGTGTGGTGAACTTATTCAACAATGTAGTAAGGCAATCAGATGTGATGATTATCACGACAATGATAAACTACTTGAAGAAGTAGGAGATGTTTATTGTATGATTGAATTGTTACACGAATATGACCTTGTTAGTTGGAATGATATAGAAGAGAGAGTAAAGATTAAAAAAGAGAAACTTAAAAAGTGGAGTGAACTAATATAATGAGGAAGATATTAACCTATATTAAGAATGTGTATATGTTATGGACATATAAGAGACATCTTAAAATGAGAATCGAAAAGAATAATTTCGGAAGGAGACCAGAATATTAATGCAAACTTTTTTACCATACCCAAGTTATGAAGCTTCAGCTCGTGTTCTTGATTGGAGACGATTAGGAAAACAACGAGTAGAAGGAATGCAAATTATTAATGCCATCGAGGGTAAACCAAGAAAAGATGGTAAACAATATAAGGGTTGGTTAAATCATCCAGCCACAGTCATGTGGAGACCTTATGTAGATTCTTTAAAATTATATACTAATGTTATTATACGAGAATGGATTGATAGAGGTTATAATAATAATATGGAATTATATGATGTGAACAATCCAGTTAAACCACATTGGATTGGTGATGATAGAATACATTCATCACATAGAGCTAATTTACTTCGTAAAGATTATGAGTATTATTCTCAATTTGGTTGGGATGAGAATCCAGAATCACCATATGTGTGGCATGATGTAGATGGTAAATTTTATGAACAATTAGTTGGAACTGGAATTAGAAATTATTTGAGTGTTTAGTATGATTATGTTATATTTATATATGAGTGATATGATGATTCGTTTGGTCGAATTAACATATGATAGTATTAGATTGGTTGGATATAATTTTACTAATTGCATGTATAATGTATTGGAGATGGTTAATCCGCACAGTCAGAAAATAAAAGTTATATATGATAAATAATAAATGTTATACTTATGATGATGTAAATATCATCCCTAATTATTCTGATATTAAATCTCGTGATGATGTTAAGTTAGATACAAGGTTTACTAAGAATACAAAATTAGAAATACCAATAGTAGCCTCACCAATGGATACAGTCACAGGATTTGATATGGCTTTTGAAATGATGAAGTTGGGTGGTGTTGGTGTTGTTCATAGATTTAATTCTATAGAAGAACAATCATCAATAATGAATCGGTTACATACTGAAAAGTATGACCATTGTGAATTACCATTATGTGCCGCCGTTGGTGTTAAAGGAGATTATATAGAAAGAGCTCAAGAGTTATTTAATAATGGTTGTAATACACTACTTATAGATGTAGCACATGGACATCATAAATTAGTGGGAGATGCAATTGAAAAAATTAAGACCAAATTACCAGGAGTTGAAATCGTTGCGGGCTCAGTTGCAACGGGAGAAGGTGTTAGGTTCTTATGTCAAAAAGGAGCTGACTCGGTTAGAGTCGGAATCGGAAATGGAAGTTTATGTGAAACGAGGATTAGAACTGGTGTTGGGATTCCCCAAGTTTCTGCTTTACTTGATGGGATTAGTGTTGCAGATAAGTTTAATGTTCCCGTTATTGCTGATGGTGGTATTCGTAATATCGGTGATGTTTGTAAAGGATTGGCTTGTGGGGCTGATTCGGTTATGTTGGGAAGTCTTCTCTCAGGTACTAAAGAGAGTCCAGGGGAAATAGAAAAACAAGGCGAATGGCCTAACGAAAAGTTATTTAAAAAATACAGGGGTTCTGCTAGTAGGGATTCCAAAAGGAGTGATAAGAATGTTGAAGGCAATCACAAAGTTATATCGTATAAAGGGAAAACCCTTAGAATACTCTCAGATATTAAGGATGGAATTCGTAGTAGTTTCAGTTATGTTGGGGCTAACAATATTTCTGAGTTTCATAGCAAAGTAGAATTTATAGAAGTAACGAGAGCTGGACAAATAGAAGCCAGACCTCATTTATTATAGGAGTATAAAATGCCAAGAGCAAAGAAGAAAACTACAAAAAGAAAAAATATAGTTGGTAACTTTAGAGGTAAAGAAGATGAGTTTTTAACAAGAGTTAGAAACGGAATGATAAAATTCTTAGAATCACCTTTCCCTAAAGGTAAATCAGTTAAATAAAATGGTGGAGTAAAGCCTGAGAGCTGGGGCTGTAGCTCAGTTGGGAGAGCGCCGCACTTGCACTGCGGAGGTCGCAGGTTCGATTCCTGTCAGCTCCACTAAAATTTATGAGTAAGAAAATGAATAGAAAGTGGTTACCTACATTAGGCGAATTGATTGATAGATTAAGTATTCATCAATTGAAAGAAGTTTTCATTCCAGAAAACAAAGAGAACTATGCATCTGAAATAAATGATATGGTTCATGATATTAGTTTAATACTTAAAGAACATAAAGGTGAAATCAATGGTGATGTGATTAGAGCCATTGTGGTGTTATCACAAATGAATGCACATATTTGGTATAATGAATCACAAGTTCGTAATGGTGAAAAGGGTTCAGATAATCTTATGTTAACACATGGATTAAATGGTATTCGAAATACTGCTATTAATAAAATTATGGAAGTAGTTGGTGGTAGAAAAGATTATAAGATTGATTGTATTGCTTCTGAATTTAAAGATTGGCAGGTAAGTTGGGAAACAGAGGAAGATGCCCCTAAGTAGATTTGGTAGAAGACACGAAAGAACATTTGGTAAAGAGAAAGAAGAATGGGATGGTAATTTTAGGAAACCACCAAAACCAGATAGTTATTATACGAAAGTAAAAGGACAATGTAGATGGTGTGGGTTGATGATTATAAATGAGGATGGCACCATTAACGAAAGAAAGAGTTGGCACCAAGATTGTGCCACAGAATATATGATTATTTATCATTCAAAAGAGCAACGAGCTCATTTGAGAAAGAGAGATAAAGGACAATGTAATCATTGTGGAACAAATACTGGTAAATGGGATGTAGACCATATAAGACCTTTATGGGAACAGAAAGGTGTTAAGGCAGAAGATTTGGATTGGAGTTATTATAGTTTAGATAACTTACAGACATTATGTAAAAAGTGTCATAAGAAAAAAACTAATCAAGAACACCATATCCGAGCAAAAACAAAAAGACAGGAATATAGTAAAGTTAAATACAAAGGAGTAAAAAAATGGCAATGAGAGATGATTTAATTAAGGCGAGTAAGATACACTTCCAAGCTCATGTCGAGAAACATCGTATGAATGTTGAAAATCTCTTGAGAAATCCACAGGGAGTGGCTGAACATGGTGATATCATGGATACCATAGAAAAGGAATTAGATGAAATGTCTAAGTATGATGACCTATTGGATGTTATTGAAAAATATTTTGAAAGTGATAAAAAGACACCACGAGAGTTGTTGACGGAAATGGAAAATGGATAATACATTAACACAAATAGTTAAGGATACACCTAATGATATGGAGTTAGGTAAGAAGATTCGTGAGTTGTATTTTGAACAACAAGCAGAAGAAAAGTTAGATAAAGAATATCTTGATTTCTGGACTTGTGAATTATGTGGTGAACATACACATGAAGTTGATTATGATTATATTGGAACAGGAACAAATCATTTACAATGTGAGTTAAAGGAGATAATGTAATGAAAGAACTTAAAGCAACAAGAGTTCCACCTGGTGATAGGTGGGCAATCGTGGATGGTGAGGATATAATACATTCATCACTAACTGAATGTTTGAATCAGATATTTATGGAAACAGGTATGACAGAGTTTTATATCGATGCACAGAAAGGTGAAGTTCATCTTGAGGATGGAAAAGAGAAACCACCAACGATTAAGAAATATTCACTTTACGGAGAAGAGTATTAGATGACAAAATTAATGATGGCGATGGCCATTTTGGTTATAAGTAATATAATGGCTTGGTGGCAGTTGAATGCTCAATTCACCGAAACATTAAAAGGACATTGGTTTTGGAGTAATGCTAATTGGATGGCATTATTCGGAATACCAATTGGTTGGTTATTTTTTCATGCAACAAGATTAAGTTATGAACACTTTGGATTCACATGGAATATTCGATTGATAGGGTTTGGTGTTGGAACTATTATTTTTGGTATTATGTCCTATTTATTCCTACGAGAGATTCCTACATTGAAGACAATGATTTGTCTTTTGTTAGCATTATCAATTATATTAATACAGGTAACAAATGTCATCGGAGAATAAAATGAATTTGAAAGATTATATAATTGATGTGCCAGATTGGCCTAAAGAAGGTATTACCTTTAAAGATATAACACCATTATTAAAAGATAGTAACGCATTAAATCATGCCACACTATTGATGAGAGGATTATTGGAATCAAGTGTAGGTGTAACTTATATAGTTGGAATAGAAGCAAGAGGTTTTATATTTGGTGCTTATTTAGCAAAGAGAATGGGATTAGGTTTTATACCATTGAGAAAAGCAGGTAAACTTCCACCACCTGTTATTTCCCACGATTATGAATTAGAGTATGGAACAGATACTTTAGAATTAAAACCAGCACCAGAAGGTGAATGGCCTAAAGTTATTATTGTGGATGATGTATATGCCACAGGTGGAACTGCAAAAGCAGCAAGAAAGTTATGTCAAGAAGCTGGATACGAGGTAGTTGATGAACTATATTTAATCAATCTTAGTTTCTTGAATAAAGATAAAGTTAAATCAGTTATAACATATGAATAAAGGAGAATGAGTTATGGCAAAAGTAGATGAGTTATTTACAGAAATTTCTAACCACTTTGATGAGTTCAAAGTAAACCACGAAGTCTTTACCGAAAAAGGTAATAAGGCAGCTGGAACGAGAGCTCGTAAAGCGATTGGGGAGATTAAAAAACTTGTTACTGAGTATCGTAAAGAATCAGTAGCATCGACGAAGTAGACGGAAGGAGTTATATAATGGAATTTATATTCAATTCAATACACTTTTTAACATTCGCAGGAATATTATATTTAGTGTATGCAGAAAGAAACCGATAGGAGAGTAGGTGTATAGAACAGCAGAGTTTGTTTCACCTAAACATCCTGATAAGATATGTGATAGAATTTCCGATAGGATATTAGATTACTGTCTTGAACAAGATAGAGATGCTCGTGTGGCCGTAGAAACTATGGGTGGACACGGGCAAATCTATGTTACAGGTGAAGTTACAATTAATACAAATAAAGAAATACCTATACCACATTTAGTAGATGAGGTTTTAGGTGAGCCAGAAATATATGATGAAACTCACACAACATCAGTTAATATAGTTAAACAATCACCAGAGATTTCTCGTGGTGTTGATACTGGTGGTGCAGGAGACCAAGGAATTATGGTTGGTTATGCTTGTGATGAGAATGATGAATATGTTCCTGAAGAATATAGATTAGCAAGAAGTTTATGTAGACATCTGTATAATAAATTTCCATACGATGGCAAAACTCAAGTAACCACACGAGGTGATAGAAATCTTTTCGTGGTAACTTCATTTCAGAATACAGATAGAATTACACTACATAAAGAAGTTAGTGAATGGTTAAAGACTGAGGATTATGGATTAATGATTACACATGCCAATCCTGCTGGTAATTGGGAACAAGGTGGATTCGATGCAGATGCTGGATTGACTGGTAGAAAATTAGTTGTAGATAATTATGGTCCCAGAGTGCCGATTGGTGGTGGGGCTTATAGTGGGAAAGACCCGAGTAAGGTTGATAGAAGTGCAGCCTATATGGCAAGACATATTGCGGTAGAAGAATTAAAAAGAAAAGGTTTGAAAGAATGTTATGTTTATTTGAGTTATGCAATCGGTGAGAAAGAACCATTACAAATGACTGTTCATACTCCTGATAAGATTGATAATACTTGGGATATTCCAAGTCATTATCCAGTCTATCCAAATGAGATAATTGAATATTTAAAATTAAAGAAACCTATTTATTATAAGACATCTGAATGGGGTGCTTATGGAAATGGTTTTGAATGGGATAAGTGATGTATGTAGGTAGATTTAGTGGTGATTATAAAAACATTTTAAATGTTAAATATCCAGATTCAGAATCTGCAATAAAGTATTTTGAAGGTCAAGATGAAATAAATAAAAATAAAGAGAAATATTATGATTGGGGTTATGTAGAAGAGAATACCAAATTTTCACAAATATATGATGATGTGCCAAAAGAATGTTATGACATAACCAAATTAACTGGATTAGATAATACCGCAGTTGCATTATTTAAACAACCAGTTGGACAAGTTAATCCATGGCATTATGATACTAATTCATATTTAGTATCAAAGTATGGTATTGAAGATAAAACAAAAATTTATAGATATCTTATATTTTTAGAAGATTGGGATATCGGACAAATATTACAAATAGATAATGAAGTTGTATCGAATTGGAAACAAGGTGATTGTTATACTTGGGAATATGGAACATATCATCTATCAATGAATGGTGGTAGAAAAACAAAATATACAATGCAGATAACAGGAGTTGAAACAGAAGATTCTTTACACTTAAAAGGGAGTGGTGTATGGACATTTTAATAACAGGTTCAACAGGAAAAATTGGTTGGGCACTAAAAAATAAAATACGAGAACTTAAACCAGAGTGGAATGTTCTTGAGTTCAAAAGAACACCTGATTCAGATTTAAAGAATGAATCTGATATTGTTCGTAAATTTTTAGAATATAATCCTGATGTTGTAGTTCATCTTGCAGTAACGAGAAATCCAATGGAGATACCAAGAATTAGAGATGTAGAAACTATGGCTACAGATACAAAAATGTTATTTGATTTATTAAGATATAGTCGTAATACAAAAAGATTTTTATATGCATCTTCCTGTGCAGTATATGGTTTTGAACCAACTGATTCAATTGAACCAGACTTTGTTGCTGGTAATATTATACATTTAATAGAACACGAAGCTTATTCAGATGGATATAGTTGTGTTAATCTTTCAACGAATAATTATCCTACATCAATGGAAATTAATCCATACCTACACGAAAAAGAACACACCGTCATCAATGGTGTTAGTAAATATATTAATGAACATATCTTAAAATGTTGGAGTAGAGAAAATAATATTCCAGCAATAAGTATGAGAATTTTTCCAGTCAAAAAGGGGTAGAAATGTTTTACTTTGTTTTTGAACATTTTGAAAAACCAAATTGTGATGGACAATTTAGTGTTAATAATTCTGAATTAAGACATGGATGTCGTGATGGTCAGTTTCGATATTGTCATATAGATGAAGTTGATAATCAAGATGTAAATTATATTTATCCAATAGAAATTGCTGGTGGTTTGATGCATGGATTACAGACGGTAAAATTTTCTGATAAGGTTTTGAATCTATATAAAAAAGGTAAATTAAAATTTCTTATTAACTATAGTCATGAATTTAAATTAGATAGTATAGGTAAGAATGATACTGTCGAAACAATTTGGGATACATTTTATAAAACTATTCTTAAACAAAATATTAAACCTTCTGATATTATTTTTTTCTTAGGACAAACAAATACACTTACTAATTATCCAGAATTGAAGAAGTATGGATTTATTTTTAAATTCAATGATGCTGTAATATATTCATCAGCAGAAAAAGCTTTTTATATGGAGAAGATGTTTGTTAAGAATGGTGATATTTCAAAGAATGATTTTAAAGGTAAATTCAAAAATGGTTTGGGTTATAAATCAGAATTTATAAAATTAAGTGAGATAGATAGAAAAAGAAGTAAACGATTTATGACAATGAATAAAGGTGTTCAGTATGACCATAGAATAACTTTAGGTTCTTTTTTAGAATGGAAAAATTTATGGGATGATTTTTATGCAAGTTTTTTATTTACAGATTTAGTTAAATCAGCATTTGCATCAAGATTAATTAAAACAAATGATAAAGAATATGATGCTGGGATACTAAAACATTCTGGTAACTTTTATGATAAAATAGGAACAATAGAAATTGATACACAAAATGTAGAATGTAAAGAACATTGGGATGGTGGTTATGAAGGTGGTAGACATTATAAAAAAGAATGTTTTATAGATTCTTATATTCATGTTGCAACTGAAACTATGTTCTTAAAAAATGAGTTGTTTGTTACTGATAAAGTTTTTCATGCCGTATTACAATATCAACCATTTATAGTTTTATCTTGTTATAGATTTTTAAAACACTTAAAAACATATGGGTTCAAAACATTTCATCCATTTATTGATGAGAGTTATGATGAAATAGAAGATGATGGTGAAAGAATAAAAGCAATATTTGAAGAGATACTCAAGATAAAAGAAAAACCACTTGATGAAATTCACGAGTGGTATATTAGTATAAAGGATATATTAGCACATAACAGAAAATTATTTTTAAGTTATGGTGATAATCATTGGTTAAGATGTTGGACAAAACACATAGTGGAGATATATAATGATTGATGTTTTATTAATACATACAAATGCATCTGGAAAGATTTATCAATCTTTAAATAAAGTATCTCAAATTGAACCACCAGTATGGGCTTTAATGTTAGCAGGTAATTTACAAAAGAATAATTACGAGGTTCAGATATTAGATGCTGAGGCAGATGGATTAACTCCTGAAGAAACTGCCGATGAAATATTAAAGAGAAAAGCTAAACTTAATTGTTTTGTTGTTTATGGTCAACAACCATCAGCATCTACACAAAATATGCAAGGTGTTCATGATGTATTAGAAGTGTTGGATAATAAAATAATAACTATGTTACTTGGTTTATATCCATCAGCACTACCAGAAAAAACAATGAAGGATGAGAAGTGCACTTTTGTTTGTAAGGGTGAAGGACCATTCACCATACATAATTTATTACAAGATGTAAAACTAAAAGATGTTCCAGGATTGTGGTATAGAGATGGTGATGATATTGTTGGTAATCCAACTGCACAATTAATACCACAAGGTTCTTTGGAAAAAGAATTTCCAAGATTGCCATGGGAACTTTTAGATATGGAAAAATATAGAACTGCTAATTGGCACTCTATGACAAACAATAATATAACACAACCATTTGCATCTATATACACAAGTTTGGGTTGTCCTTATAGATGTAGTTTTTGTTGTATCAATGCACCATTTGAAAAACATACATTTAGATATTGGGCACCTGAACATATAATTGAAGAGTTTGATGTATTACATAAAATGGGAATAAAGAATATTAAAATAGCTGATGAGATGTTTGTTTTGAATAAAAAACATTTTCTAAAAATATGTGAGTTGATTATTGAGAGAGGTTATGATTTTAATATATGGGCTTACTCACGAATAGATACAGTCAAAGAAGAATATTTAAAAACATTAAAAAAGGCTGGAGTAAATTGGTTAGCACTTGGAATAGAAAGTGGTAATAGAAAAGTTAGATTAGAAGTAACAAAAGGAAAATTTACTGAAGTAGATATAAATGATATTGTAAAGAAAATACAAGACCATGGTATAAGTGTTGTTGGTAATTTTATTTTTGGACTACCAAATGATACATTAGAAACTATGCAAGAAACTTATGATATGGCTAAAGAATTAAAATGTGAATGGACAAGTATGTATTCAGCCATGGCATATCCAGGTTCGGCATTACATTCTCAATTTGACGAAAAAGATTTACCTGATTCTTATACAGGATACTCACAACATTCTTTTGATTGTAAACCTACACCTACTGAATATTTATCAGCAGCAGAAGTGTTAAAGTTTAGAGATAATGCTTTTAATAACTTATATCGTGATAAAGAATATGTTGATTTTTTGAGAGAAAGATTTGGTCAAGGTACGATAGATGAATTAAATAAAATATTAGAACACAAGTTGAAGAGGAAATTATTATGATGGAATTAGTATTATTATGGTTATTTGGTATATGGTTAACCTATGTAGTAATTAAGGAGAAAATAAGATTATGAGTGAATATGGAACGGCATCAGAATTAGATAAGAAGATATTAATCGTTTGTGCACTTGAAGTAGAAACACAAGGTGAGTTAGAAGATTACGAAGTTCTTTATACAGGAGTTGGTAAAGTGAATGCAACATATGCATTAACAACACACTTTGGTAAGTATGGTTCATACATACCTTATGATTTAGTTATTAATTATGGAACTGCTGGTAGTCGTAAAATTAAAAAGAAAACATTGGTTGATTGTACAAAGTTTGTTCAGAGAGATATGGATGTAACAGGTCTTGGATTTATGAGAGGTGAAACACCATTTGAAGATGATATACCATTGATGTTAGATTTTGGTATTACCGAATATAATAATATTAAGAGAAGAGCAACTTGTGGTAGTGGTGATTCTTTCGTAGAAGATAGAACACAATACTATGGTGAAGTTGTTGATATGGAAGCATATGCATTAGCAAAGGTTTGTCATATAAGAAAAGTTCCATTTGTATCATTCAAGTATATTACTGATGGTGCAGATGAACAAGCTCACGAAGATTGGGAAGCAAATCTTGCTGATGGAATTGTGGAATTTAAAGAAAAGGTTTTAAGTGGGATACCAAAATAGTTGAAAAGTTATATAATATATCTTCCATCATCAAAGGTTAGTGTTCAATCTTCAAAAGAAGTTATGGATAGTGCTATAAAATTTGGTAATATAAAACCTGAATTGTGGGAAGGTGTGCATCGTGATGGTTCATTTAGAAAAATGTATAACAAAGGATTGAGATTAAGAAACTCTAATAAATGGGAAAGAAATGCTTATCTTGATTGTATAGTTGGATGTTTCATGAGTCATTTTTCTTTATGGGAAGAATCAGTTAGAACCAATGAACGAATTATGATATTAGAACACGATGCAATTTTTATGAATGAATATAAAGATGTATATTATGATGGTATATTAAATATTGGTAAGCCACTTTGGGGTGATTGGTATAATGATTTCTCAGATGGTGTTGTAGTTAGAGATTTAAGTAAATGTACAAAACCACATTATGAAGATGCTGTTATAGATAAACCAGAGTATTGTCAATGTGAAAGAAACTGGATAATAGGTGCACATAGTTACATAGTAACACCAAGTGTATCTAAGAAATTAATAGAACAAGCTACCGCGGGCGGGATTGTTCCTACGGATATTTTTTTACAAACAGAACATTTTCCTATTGCAGATTATTTACCTTATTGTGCTCGACAACATCAACACTTCACTACAATACAAAAAGACCATAAAGGTGAAGAGTGGTGGGAAGCTACAACATCACAATTTGATGAATGGATATCAGGAGAAGATGCATGGATTTAAGATATAAAAAAATGTTATTTAATCCTAATGCATATTTGGATTTAAAAGATAATAAAGTTATATTTCCATTTAGTCCAGAATGGGGGAGATTAGTTAGATGGCAACAAGATAATCCTAAGATGGCTAAACAAATGGTAAAGGATTGTAAAGCACAAGAGAAGGCTCAATTGATTGATAAGAAGTGGATGGCACCAGATATAAAAGTTATGGATGGTATTTCACATTATACTTGGAAGTATGAAGATGGAACTATACAATGTGAACAAGAAATGAAAGGAACTTTACCACATGGTAATAAAATAAATTATGATGAACATGGTGTAATAATTACAGATGAGAATTTTAGAAGTGGATTTAAACATGGTGAACAAAAGTTTTATTATACTGATGGTAGATTACAAGGTGTAGAAAGTTTTAGAAATGGAACAAAAGATGGTGATTGGTTTACATATCATCATGATGGTTCAAAAGAAACTTATAAACAATATCAAGATGATAATATAATATATGAATGTAGATATAGACAATATCACAAATATAGACCAAGTAGAAAACCACAAGTAATACAAGAGAAGAATTATAAAGATGGTAACTTAGATGGTAAGTTTTTAGATTGTTTTGTTACTGGAACAAAAAGAGCTTCAGGTAATATGAAAGATGGTGAAATGGATGGTAAGTGGAAATTTTATAAAATGGATGGTAAGTTAGATATGGAGTTAACATTTGAAGAAGGAAGAGTAGTATGAATGAGTTTCCTAAAATAAGTTTTGTAATACCATTCTGTACAATAGAAAAGGAAGAACAATTATTATTGGATGAGAAAGAACATAATCATTTTATACAAACTGATAGTTATTCGATTGCAGATTCAACGAATAGAGTTTTATTGAATATTGAAAAGAATTGTAAACAAGATTATGAGATTATAGTTGTAGATAATAGTAATACATTTAATAAATTTTTAAAACAAGATGATTACAAATATTTAAGAGTTATAAAGGGATTACAAAATTTATACGAATCTAATGTTCTTAGAAGTGGACTCATACAATCACATCAAGATGGTAGAATGGTTCAGAAGATGATGGGTAATATGACTATGTGGACTTCATTAGCATTCCATCAAGGAATACAATCTGCAGATGGTGAATATATTGTATTACAACATAATGATTTATATTATCATAATGATTTTTTTGATATGTTAATTGAAGATTTAAATAAATATGCTTACATATCAGTTGATAATAAAAAGGTTTGGTTATCTACATATTTAAAGTATCCAGAACTACAAGATTATGAAAGAGAATTAAAATATGATTTTCATGGTAGACCACCAAAGATATCGCCAGAAGATGGTGGATATGTTAAAACAGAGTTTGGGTTTTCTGATGCATATTTCTTTATGTGTAAAAAATCTTTCTTTGATGATTATGATGTTGATTGGAAATATGGTGATTCCAATCATGGTGCAACTTTAAAGTGTTTGGAATTAAATTTACCATATAAACATCTGGGACCTTATTATGATAATCCAAACTTTAAAACACCTAAAGGATTACATACATATCAATATGGTAGTATAGATTTTTGCACACATTTAAAAGGTGGTATATCAGAAAATAAATTGTCTAATGAATTATATCGTAGAGAGGTAGATGAATGGCTATCGAAACTATAAAAAAATATTTTAGAAGTTATCAGTATTGGGATAGAAAAGATTATGGTGTAGTTGTAAAGTTTTCTTGGAGAAGAGGTAATACACTTGAAATTGATGTTAATGATGAATTAAATAATATTGATATGAATCCACTTGTAGATTATCTTGTAGATAAGGAATATGAAAATGTATTATTGGTAATGAGAACTAAGTTTGAAGCTGGTAATGATAATGATATACCAAATAGAACTACATATAAAACACTTAAAAATGAATTAGAAAATAATTTTATTAAGGTGTTTGATTTTTACCAACAACCATGGCCTGAACCAGTTCCTATGTTTGATTTACCAAAAAATACTTTTACATTAAGATTTGGATTTGATGAGGCTTCTGAAATAGATAAGTTAGCTGTAGAGAGAAATGAATTTAAGATAGATGTTGAATATGATGGACATTGTGTATTATTACAAAATGATATTGTGGAGTTAAAAGGTGAAAGCTGAAAAAGATGATTTTGTATATGTAAATGTTAGTGGTAATTTAATACAATGTATTTGTCATAAAGAATCACAACAACAACGAGTTATAGATAGAATGATTAAACCAGGTAATTGTGTATTTGAAGGTTATGAAGTGTGGGAAGGTGATAAGGTTATTTTAACATTTAGGTTATTAGATTATCCTGATATAAAACCGAGTAAGAATTAATGTGGGTTCATCATAAACATAAATTTATATTTATTCATGTTCCTAAAACTGGTGGAACAAGTGTTCGTAATAGTTTTCCATTTGAACAATATGGAGTAATATCAAGAGGTAATATTTACCCACATGATGCTGCAAGTGTAGTTTATAAAAGACATGGTTCAAGAATTTGGAATAAATATTTTAAATTTGCATTCGTAAGAAATCCATATAGTAGATTGTGTAGTTATTATTTTTATCATAGGTCAAATCGTTATAGACCTGGACCTAAACATTCACAAGGTAAAGAGATAGCAAAAATAAATACATTTAAGAAATGGGCAATACAAGGTATAAATGCAAATATACAATATAAACAAGGAACATCAGCAGTAGGACAAGGTTGGTGGTCACAGATACCACAACATTATTATCTTGATAGAGAATTAGATTTTATTGGAAGATATGAAAACCTACAAAATGATTTCGATTACGCGTGTGAGAAGATAGGAATTGAACCATATGAATTACCACATTATAATAAATCAGAACCACCATATAAATGGAAAGAACTTTATGATGATGAATTAATGGAATTGGTGTATGATTTTTATTGTGATGATTTCAGAATTTTCGGATATGAAAAAACTATATAGAATTTCGCCCTTTGGATACCTACCTACAATAATATATAGTAGAAAAATATAAAAAAATAACAACTTTTTTAAAAAAAGACTTGACTTATATATGCTTTTATTCGTAGCGTCAGATATGAATTGTGATAAATGTAAAAAGATTAAAGCAGTAGTCAAGTATAAAAATGGTAAATATTGTACTTGGTATTGTGCAAAAAAATAATTTAAAAAAAGTGAAAAAAAGACTTGACTTATATGTATTTTTATTAGTATATTTAGGTATATGAAAAAGGGAAAAAATTTGAAAGATACAAAAATTAAACATTTTAATCCTATGGCTCTTCGTGAGAAATATGATTCTTCATACAAAAAGAAATCAAATCCGTTCTCATCGTTTTGGGCTGATAATTCTTGGGAAACTCGTAGAACGAGTATTTTAGATTTAGATAATGATATAGATGAGAATGGTGAAATTGTTAAACCAAAAAAACCTGGTGTTGACCATATTAAACTTGCTTCTTATCGTAGGGCTATTTCAAACTTTGTAACTATCGTTACTAACAAATCTGATATTCCTGTTAGATTCCAAAGTAATGATGATTCTTATACTGATGGTAAAAGAGTTGTTATTGGTTCTAAGATTGATGAAAAGAATTTTGACCCTGTTGTTGGGTTGGCTCTTCATGAAGGTTCTCACATTAAACTTTCTGATTTCGAATTTTTAAGAAATCTTGAAAACAATATTCCTGAAGAATTTTTTCTTAAAGGTGAGAAAGTTGGTTTCGGTAGATATGATGTTAGAACTCATATTAAAAATTTATTAAACTATGTTGAAGATAGAAGAATTGATAATTATGTTTTCACTTCTTCACCTGGTTATAAAGGTTACTATCATTCAATGTATGATAAGTATTTTCATTCTAAAGTAATTGATAAGGCTCTACTTACTGATTCACACACATCATTAGATTGGGATTCATATATAATGAGAATCTTAAATCTAACTAATAAGAATCGTAGGTTAGATGTTCTTCCTGATTTAGATAAAATTTATAAAACAATCTTCGGTGGTGGAAGAGTTAAAAAACTTAATTCTACTGAAGAGGCTTTCAATGTTGCTCTTGAAGTTTACTCATTGATTCTAAACAATCTTCCAGAAATTGAGTTTGATGAAAATGGTAATCCAATTGATACTTCTGGTATGAGTGGGATAGAGCACGATGGAGATAATGGTTCACCAACAGATGGCGAGAGTGGTGGAACTACTATGAGTGATGATGAGTTTGATTCACTTTTAGATTCTCTTGAAACTTCTGATTCAATGAGTGGTGGTTCAGGTGGTGAAAATTCAATTCAGATTCCAAGTTCTTCTGATTCAAATTACTCGGCTAGTGGAACTGATGAAAAAGGTAAACCAATTCAATTATCTGATAGACAAAGAAAACAATTGATGAACGCTATTGAGAAACAAAAAGATTTTAATAATGGTGATACCAAAAAAGTTGGTAAGTTAACCAAGAAAGATTCGGCCATTGTAAAGACTATGGAAGAGGCTGGTGTTGAGAAAGTTACCGCTGGTGAAGGTATTGGTTCTGATGAATATGATTACAGAACTGGTGAGTATCTTCCTGGTAAAGGTGTTGATGTTATTTATGTTAAGAAACTTACTCAAACTATGATTGATGAATCATTATTCCCAAGTGTTATTCGTGGTCAATCACACTATTACAGAACTGATGAAAGTGTTGTTGCTAAAGGTGTTTCACTTGGAACTAAGTTAGGTAGAAAACTTCAAGTTCGTGGAGAATCAAGAGATTTAAAATGGAACAGATTAGATAGTGGAAAGATTGATAAAAGATTAATCGCTGAGTTAGGTTTTGGAAACGAGAGAGTTTTCTCAACCACTTTCGTTGATAAGTATTCAGATGCTTTCTTACATATCTCGGTTGATGCTTCTGGTTCGATGGGTGGAGATAAGTGGAATCAAACAATGATTACTACTATTGCTCTTATCAAGGCTATCGATATGATTCAAGGTTTAGATGTGATGGTTAGTTTCAGAAGTACTCATGATACTAATAGATACGGAAGAGGAAATTCTTGTTCACCACTTATTTTAGTGGCTTATGATTCAAGAGTTGATAAGTTTTCAAAAGTAAAGAAAATGTTTCCTAACATTTATCCTGGTGGAACTACACCTGAGGGATTATGTTTCGAGGCTATTATGAAAGATATTCTTCCTACTACAAATACTCGTGATTCGTATTTCTTGAATATTTCTGATGGGATGCCAATGTTCAGTAATAGTTCAATTAATTACTATCATCAAGATGCTGTTAATCACACTAAGAGACAAGTTGATGAGTTTAGAAAGATGGGTGTTAAAGTTCTTTCTTACTTTGTTAGTGATTCAAGTTATGGTAGAGAAGATAGTGTGAAAGATTTCAAAAGAATGTATGGTAAAGATGCTGAGATGATTGACTTGAGTTCGGTTGTTCAAATCTCAAAAACAATGAATGATAAGTTCTTGGAAAAATAAATTATGAAATGGTTATATAATACTCTAATAAATAAATATAATCCAATGTGTAATTGTGGCTGGAATATGAAATTATGGAAAGATTCAATGTTTCATATGGAGTGGAAATGTATTTGGAAAAAATGTGGTTGGGGAACATTTCAAGATGCTAATGGTAAGTTACATTGGTGGAAAAATTAATTTAAAAAAAGTGAAAAAAAGACTTGACTTGTATAGTATTTATGTTGTATATTTAGGTATAAATAATGAGTGAAAAATTAACAAAAGAAAAGGAAATAAAAAATATGGATAATAATTCAGTAATAGTTCGCATTGAGAAATCGGGAAACCGATACAATGCTTGGGATGCCGATGGTAAGAAATGGACATCCGATATTACTACTGGTGCTCGTAAAAAAGCCTTCAATAATGGAATGGCTCTTGAGCGTAGGATTAATAAATCTGGTGGTAAATATTGGTGGGCTGTTCCGATGAGTGAATTCGAAGCTTCTTCGGCTCCTGTATTTGATGTATCTTCCGTAGAAGTTCCTGAGGAACATGGTGAAATTTTAAATTTCATTCATGGTTCTTATTCACTAAAACCTAAAGGTTTGGTGATGAAGGAATTGAAATGGAAATACTTAATTCGTTCTGCCGTTCGTGGTAAGAACATTTTAATGACTGGTCCTGCTGGTTGTGGTAAAACCATGGCTGCTAAATCTTTGGTTAACGCCTTAGATAGACCTGACTTCTATTTTAATATGGGTTCTACTCAAGACCCAAGAGCCACTCTGATTGGTAATGTTCACTTCGATAAGAAGAAAGGAACTTACTTTTCAGAATCACTTTTTGTAAAGGCTATTCAAACACCAAACGCTGTGATTCTTCTTGATGAGTTATCAAGGGCTCACCCAGATGCTTGGAATATTTTGATGACCGTTTTAGATAATGGACAGAGATATCTTAGGTTGGATGAGGCTTCAGGACAGGAAACAATTCCAGTTGCTGAGGGAGTTACTTTTGTGGCTACCGCTAACATTGGTAATGAATACACTTCTACCAGAGTTATGGATAAGGCTTTGATGGACAGATTCACTATCGTTGAGATGGATGTTCTGACTGATGAAGAAGAGTTCGGATTACTAACTTATATGTTTCCCCATGTAGACCCTGAGTTGTTGAAGGCTGTTTCTGAGATTGCTCACACTACGAGAATGGAATCAAAATCTGATTCAGGTAAAGTTACGACTGGTGTTTCTACCAGAACTTCTGTTGAGATGGCTGGTTTGATTTATGATGGTTTCGGAATTGATGAGGCTTCTGAAGTAAGTATCTATCCACAATTCGCTGATGATGGTGGGATGGATAGTGAAAGAACTTTTGTGAAACAGCTTGTTCAAAAGTATGTTTCTGATGGTTCTTCTGAAGACTTGTTCAATGAGGATGAAGAAAATTCAGATGATTCAGACTTCTAATTAAGAAGTCTTGGGTGGGATGGTTTTTTATTTCCTTTCTTTTCCGTCCCACCTAAAAAATATTGTAATAAGGAAAGTGAACTTGATACTTATAATTGTAATGATGGAGTATTAATGAAAGAGATTATTAAAAAAGTTTTAAATAGACATAGTGATAATCAACCAAACTTGGCATCTGAAAGTGCCAGAGATATGTTGGCAACTGAAATATCTGCCGTATTAATTTCTGAACTTTCTGATACTGATAGTGTTGATGAATGGGAAGCAAAAGAATTACCACCTGTGCTCGATGATGTATTAATTGGTGAACAATTAGAAATCTGGCCAGAAGATAGAAAGTGGATTTATGAAAGTCCAGATGGTGGAAAAACAATAACTAAAAGACCACAAGGCGGTGGGATAGAATTAAGGCGACCGGCTAAGTTAAATTAATGGAATTAGAATATTCAAATTATCTTGTCCTTGCATCTCATGCACCAAAATTAAATGGGGATTATTCATCTTGGATTAATTTTAAAGAAGTGATAAATATCTTGGAAAATATGTTGGCAAAACAACAAACTACATATTTATATAAAGAGAACTTTTATCAGAGTGATTTAAAGTTAAGTGAGATACAATCCATATTAAAGTGTGTAGAAGAAATTAAGTATTCGAAAATTTTAGATAAAACTAAAAATATAGCAAACCAAGTTGGGTTGTTAAGAATTTAGAGAAATTTTATTTCTCTTGGTTACATAAATAACAGGAGAAATAAGATGGCAAAAAAACTTGATACTCGTGAATACGAGGCAGAGTTAGTAAGAGTTTTAGATGGAGATACTATCGATTGTTATATCGATTTAGGATTTGATTTAAAAATTAAAAAAAGAGTTAGATACATGGGTATTGATACCTGGGAATCAAGAACAAGAGATTTAGAAGAAAAGGCAAAAGGTTTATTAGCCAAAGCTCGTAATAAAGAATTATTAGAGGGTGGAAGTTTTAAAATAATCTCACATGGAACAGGTAAGTTTGGTAGAGTTCTTGGTGAGGTATTTGTATCACCTGATTTTGTTGGTGAACATATTACTGAGTGTATTTCTAATCCTGATAGTAAAATTGATTTATCACATGATGGTTGGGTAAGTGTAAATGATATTCTAATTGAAGAAGGTCATGCTTATGATTATCATGGTGGAACTAAAAAAGATTTCAAAGCTGAAGCAGCTAAGGAAATAAAAAATGAGAAAATCGAGAAAGAAAAAGATTTTGTTGACAAACCGTCCGAAGAAGGACCAGATGCAATATAAAATTGTTGTTCCCTATGCAACGGAAACAACTACAATGAGTTATAAACAAATGACATGGAGTAAATAATGGATGATGTAAAAATCATATATTTTAGTGCCAAGTGGTGTGGGCCTTGTAAAGCCTATAAACCATTAATGGAAAGTTTGGAACAGGCAGGTTATCCAATCTATTTTGAAGATGTGGATGAAGACCCTATTCTGGCAGAAAGTCATCATGTTCGTTCAGTACCTACAATTAAAATTTTAAAAAATGATAGTGTGGTAGAAACGATGGTTGGTGTTCAAGACCCAGAAATATTAACTGCTAAGTTTCAACTTTACTACCCGTTAGATACCAGCAGTGAAGGCTAAGGTATTATTCGATTATCCTACTATTGAAGGGATGATACATAAGGATACAATCATCAAATGTGATGAACAATTGTTTGAATCAAAACAACATGATGAGAAGGTTAAAGGAACGGATGATATGGGTAAGATAGTTTGGATACCAAAAAAATTATTGAAAAAAATTTGATTTTTCGGCAATAAGTATATATTTATTATTGAATAAAGGATTCGACGCTCGAATGAGGTCGATATGAAGAGATGGATATTGATGTCAATGTGAATCAATATTCAGTTAGACTAACAAGTTAACAAAGGAGAAATAAAATGACTAAAGTTACTTTTCACAAAGGTGGCTTCCCTGTAATCGATAGGGAAGATTTTTTAACCCCGTTTGATAAAATGTTTGACCAAATCGTGTCAACACAATTTCCAGATATAACAAAATCAGTTGGAGTAAATCCATACTCTGGCACGGCTTATCCAAAAGTCAATGTATATGAATACGATGACAAAGTTGGAGTTGTAGCTGAGATTCCAGGACTCGACAAGAAACAATTAAGTGTTGATGTTGAAGAAGGTATCTTAACTATCTCTGGAGATAAACATAGTTCTTTTGATGCTGAGGGTGCTAAAGTAATTCGTAGAGAATTAAAGCAGTCTTCATTCAAAAGACAATTTGAATTAGGTGATATGTTGGATGGTGAAAATATTTCAGCTAATTTCAAAGATGGGATTCTTTCAGTTTCTATTCCAAAGATAGAACCAGAAAAACCGAAAAAACATTCTGTTAAGATTGGATAATTCTTATAAAAGAATTTATCACAATCGGAGAGGATAGGTTTCAAATACTTGGGACGGTATCGGTTAAATCTGGTTACACTCCAGAACAATTAAAAGGTATGTGGGGATTGGCTGATGCCGTCTTGAGAAGAGATGATACATTTTATATATGTATGAAACTTATTGAAGCAGAATTTGAAGATATAAATCAAGAAACATAATTGAGGTGATTTCTTTGTTTACCCGAAAGGGTTTTGTTGTTTTCCATGTGGGTGAAAAGGTTTCGGATTAGTGACCGAACAAAAGTCCTTGCGGGTAGTATTGGCAGATACAAATATATTTGTTCATATATATCACCTACAATGATAAGTTCCGATGGGAACTTTAGTAGAGTCAAAGCAAAGCCAACAGGAGATGACCCTAACACAAGTATCATCGGTAGCTACTACAAGTTAGGCTGGGTTGTAGACCAGAGGTGGTAGTTACGAATTGAGATTTTTTGATATAGCAAAAAGTCGGAAGAATTTGAAATAAGTAACGGAATACTACGCAAATACAATATTTATTGAATATGAATAATGTCAACGAGTTAAAACGAAAAAAAATTAGACACAAGTTACGATATCTACAAACTGAATTAGAAGAAACTAAAATTATATATAAACAATGTTTGGAAAAGTTTAATGCAGACTTTTCTTCTTATCTTTCAGGAGGCACACCAACACCAACAACTAAACCTGAAAAAGACCCATTTGAAAAGATACAAACAGAAGTTGAAGAAGATACTTTCAGAAAGGTTTATCGTAAGGTGGCTGGTAAAACACATCCTGATAAAAAGGATGGAGATGAAGATAAATTTAAAAAGGCTAATGAAGCTAATAGAAATAAAGATTTTGGTGCATTGTTAGAAATGGCAGATGAAATGGATTTAGAAGTACCAATCGATGATGAGATGATTATCGAAATAGAAAAACAAATACAGGCTATTATAGATACAACAACGAAGATTAAAACTACATGGGCATGGACTTGGATACATATAGATAAGGGTTCAAAAGATAATTTTCGTAAGTTTATTTTGCAACAATTAGGGATATAGCCGATATTTATTAATAAGTAAAAATATAAAGGTTGATATGAGAAGAAAAAATCAAGTATTAGACTCGATTTCTTCTATACAAGATGAGCTAGGAAGATTGTTTGAAAGAATACCACAGGATGTAGATGAAAGATTCGAACTATGGTTACGAATTATTCGTGGTATTGAAAAACAACTTGATAATTTAGAAAATCTTGTAGAGTTAGAAGAAGAAGAATAAATAGGAGAACTACATGGAACGCTCAAATAATTTCCACATATACTTGGGAATTGCGGCATTACTTATAGCTGGAAGTGCTGCATTCTTTTCAGTATTCGGTTTAAGTAAATTATTTGCAGGAGCAGCATTAAGTGTAATCATCATGGCGGGTTCATTAGAATTCGGTAAGTTGGTTACTGCTGCATTTTTGTATAGATATTGGGATAAAGTTAATCTATTCCAAAAAACTTATTTAATGACTGCGGTAGTAACATTAGTATTAATCACAAGTGCAGGTATCTTTGGATATCTATCAAATGCCTATCAAGGTGCAACAGTCAGTTTCGAAAAACAATCTAATCAATTATTTGCATATGAAGATAGGTTAGAACAATTACAAGAAGATAAAGTATTTTTAAAAGATGAGTTAGATGTTCAGGTTAAAGATTTACCTGATAACTATATCACTGCAAAAAGAAAACTAAGAGAAGAATATAATCCACGAATTCAATCAGTTAACGATGAGATACTTAGAGTTAAAAGTGAAATTGGTGATTTGAAAGTTCAATTGGTTGAGACTGGTGTGGATGTAGGCCCAGCAATTTATTTGGCCAGAACATTTGAAACAGATGTTGATACAGTCGTTAAGTTCTTTATCTTTATTCTTATCTTTGTGTTTGACCCATTAGCTGTGATGTTAGTTATAGCTTTTAACCAAGCACTTATACTTAGAGAACAAGAAAAACCTGAATTAGCAAAAGTTGTAAGAAAAAAATCTTGGTGGAAGTTTTGGGAAATGTATAATGATGAAAAACCAAAACCTGAACCAGAACCTATTGCAATATATTCATCTGAACCAGAGATAGAGGAAGAAGAGGACGAAGAAATAACTTCTGAAAAAGAATTAAGAAGACCACTAAAAGGTGGTGTTAAGACTTAATATATATTCTATTTATTAGTAAGAACCCAGAGTTTATAATAACAACAATCAAAAGGGGAAGTTACTATGGCTAGAAAACCAAAAGTAGAAACAATAACAAAGGTTGTAAGTAATCAAGATTGTCAAAACAAACGACAAGCACTCTCTCAAATGAAACGAATCAAATGGAATTTAGAATTCAAGAATAAGAACCAACAATATTTTTGGGATACTATTAATTCTAATACTATTACATTTTGTATTGGCCCGGCTGGATGTGGTAAAACATATGTGGCAACTTATTGGGCATTACAACATTTAGTAGATAAGAATTCTAAATATGATGGTATTATTATTACTAAACCAATGGTAGAAGTTGATGGCGAAAAGATGGGATATTTACCAGGTAATATTGATGAGAAAACCGAACCATTTATGCAATCAGTATATTATAATATGGAACAGATTGTAGGTAAACGAAGATTGGATGTACTGAGAGCGGCTGGAATAATTAAAGTTATTCCATTAGCTTATATGAGAGGATTAACATTAGAAAATAAAATAGTATTAATGGATGAAGCACAGAATGCGACAGTTCCACAAATCAAAACTTTTCTTACAAGAATAGGAATGGGTTCTAAATATATTGTAAGTGGAGATTTAATGCAAAGTGATTTAAGGGCTAAACATAATGCTTTAGAGGATAGTATTAGAAGATTTACTGGTGTTTATGGTGTAGGATTTAGTAAATTTGAAATGATGGATGTAGTAAGACATCCTATTGTACCTGAATTATTAACAAGGTATGAAAGTAAATTTACACTATCAGATAAGTCGGCTGAAGTAACTTTAAGTGAATGGTTAAATCAACCAACATATGAAGTCCCTAAATATAACCCATATTCTGCGTGGAGAATCAATTAAAAAAAAGTTAAAAAAAGACTTGACTCATATACTAATTCTTTTGTATATTCATCTATGAATAAAAGGAAAAATATTATGAACAAGAAAACAGTCATATTTGACCTTGATGGTACTCTTGCTAACATCGATGTTAGGAGAGATAAATCTACCAAACCTAATGGTAAGTTAGACTGGGATTTATTCGCAGCTCCTACATCCATTATGGATTGGGATACACCAAACCATCCAGTCATTAAAATGGCTCAAATGTTTCACAAGGATGGATTCAGGGTTGTAATCTTTAGTGGTAGAAACGATAGAAGCTTTCATGCTACCAGAGACTGGTTGAAGATTCACGATGTGCCTCACGACCTTTTGGTAATGAGACCTGACAAGTTTAAAGACAAATCGTGGCCAATCGCCGATGGTAATCCTGCCACTCCCGATATGAGATTTATGCCAGATGATATCTTGAAGAAAAAGATGTTGGATACTTTTGTAGATATTGATGATGTATTTTTGGTTGTAGATGATAGAAATAAAGTTGTTGATATGTGGAGAAGTTTGGGATTGAATACCTTTCAAGTTGCTCCAGGAGATTTTTAAGTTGAACGGAGCAACTAAAAAGGTTAATTATGTATTTGATAAGATGGATAAAGATGTCCAAGAAAGTATTAAATTTTTAATTAATTTGCTTCAAGTTAAACGAGAAGAAAAAAAATTGAAAAAAAGTGAAAAAAAGACTTGACTTTTACAAATATTTGTTTTATCTTATTAACATTATTTAAAGGAATATTATATGAAATTGATATTATATAGAATTGCAGAATTTTTAACAGCCGTATGGATGTTTATAGTTTTTTACATTTTCATGGTGGTAGGTAATATTTAATATATGGAACTACTTGATTTAATAATCGAAAAGTTTGATGGTGTTCTCATTGATGATTATGGATGGGAACATTATAAAATAAAGGGTAAGGATTACGATATTCGTTTTGACCCATCAAGGATTGAATGGGCATGTGATTGTATGGCATTTAAATTTAGACATAAGTTTAAAAAGAAATATTGTAAACATATTGAAGAAATACAAAGTAATAAATTGGCACAACGCAGTGGCCGTGCAGGTGCCAGAGTGGTCTAATGGGGTGGTTTGCAAAACCATTATTCGCTGGTTCGAATCCAGTCCTGCACTCAAAACTTAGGAAATAAAATGAGAATTAGAGATTTAGTAAATAGATTGGAAAAGATTGAGAGTAAAGCAGATGGTGAAGTTCAAGAAATGTGTTCAACATTAATTGATGACTTGATTGAATTTGATATTCATATGGAAAAAAATATGAAAGGAATTACTCGAAAGATAGAAGAAGATTTTATGGAAATGTTAATGACGGAAGGAATCAAATCAGGTTCGATTGGAGAAGCGTAGTGGATGGAATAATACATTTTTTAAAACATTTAATTGGATTGTGTGGTGAGGCACATCCAAGTTTAATAGTATCAGGCGGGGCTTTATTTACAGCCGTAGGTATTTACTATAAACAAATTTTATTTTATATAAAGGATTTAATATCATAAATAAAGGAAAAACAAAGGAGTTATAAGCGTGAGTAAGTTCGAAGACAATGGTGGTTATTATATCGATGGAGTTCCGTATATGGATTGTAAATATACAGGTGAACCAGTTCGTAATGTAAGCACTGATGTGAAATATGTAATCGGCCCAAAAGCTTTACAGGCTAAGATGTATAAAAAGTTTCCAGAAAGTATGGATGTAGCTTTTAAACCATCTTACAAACCTACAGGTCGTCCAGCAGGATGGCATTGGATGGCTGAGTTCGTGGATAAAGATGGTAATGTATTTCATAAGGGTGTAGAACAACCAAAACTTAAAGGAACACTTCCACCTACTAAGGTTAAGAAACCTAAGAAGAAAGCTAAACGAAGAACTCGTGATGAAATCTTAGTTGCTAAACATAAAGAAAAAATGGCAGCTCAACGAAAACAAAAACGAGAGTTGGCTAAAGAGTTGAAGAAACAACAAGATTTTCTTAATCATAAAACGGGGGATAAGTGAGTAAACAAATGACAAAAAAAGAATGGTTGTCAGAAATGGTATTTAGGGATACCTATGGCAGACTCCCTAATCTTTCAGATGTTCCAATGACAATGATGACTCGTAAAGAATCATTTGAGAAACAAGGTGGAACGAAAAAAGAGATTGATGAATTTTGGAAAGAAAATAAACATAAATACAAAAGGAGTCATTAATGGCTAAAAAGAAAAAAGGTCAGTTCGACCATTACAAGAAATGGACAACTGATGAGGGTTACATATTTGTAGCAGAAACCAAAGAAGATGCTTTGGATTACTTGAAACATATGGAACATACCAATTTAGGTAAACTAAAAGAGGTGAAAGAATGAGAGGACAACCATATATTTATCCTATCCAAACTCAAAAGATGAGAAAGAAGAATGAAGACCCAAGATTGAGAGTTAGTGATATGATACAGGGAGCCGAGAGGTTAGAAGATGAATCATACGAAGATTATAAAGTTCGTATGAAAGTTGAAAACAAAATGGTAAGAGATTATCTAAAGGGATATATAATTGAGAGGAAATAATGTTTGAATTTTTTGTAGTTGTATTACTATTCTATATTGCAATAAAGTTGTATGATATAGATAATGAAAATAGAAATAGACCAAGGTTTTAATGAAAAAAGTTATAAATTGTTTTAAAGAACATAATCCTTTAATAAATAAAAAACTTAGAAAGGTATCAGTTGATGAAGGACTTAAAATTGCCGAGATTTTATTCTCTACACTCGCTAAGAGGAAAGATGGAATTGGTCTTGCGGCTAACCAGGTGGGTATTGATGCTCGGGTTGCTGTGGTTAATGTTAGGGAGCCCCTTATTCTAATTAATCCTGTTATAAAAGAACAATGGGATGAGATAGATTATTATGAGGGTTGTTTAAGTTATCCAAAGAAAGGCGTTAATACCAAACGATATTCTAATGTTATTGTTAAAACAGAACAAGAGGAAAGTGGATGGTATTTTAGTGGAGCAGAATCTACACAAGAAGCACGAGGTAGTTGGGAACAAAAAGGAAAAGAAGAAGACCAAGAATTAAGATTGTTAGAAGCTGTATGTGTTCAACACGAGATAGACCACTTAAATGGTATTGTATGTATGGATAGAAAAATTGATACAACCTATCGAGCAGGAAAGAAATTTGGTAGAAACGAAAAGGTTATGATTACCGATGGTAACGAAGCAAAAGAATTAAAATGGAAAAAAGCAAAACCACTTATAGATAGTGGTCAATGGGAACTATATATTAGTGGCTAAGAAAAAGAAATCAATATACGATTCAGGAACTACAAAGGGTAGTGCACCAAGAACTTCGGATAGAAAAAGATACGAAGATAATTGGGAAAAAATTTTCGGTAAGAAAAAGGAGAAAAAGAAAAATGATAAACAAGACAATTGAATTAACAGGTGAATATCCAAGTGATTTTACACCAACAACAAATGTCATGGAAATACAAAAGTTCTTTAGAGCTTTTGGACTTGAAGATGCCAGAATGTTGGGTGGTGCTAAATACATTTATCAAAATGACCATCCAGAAGATTTAATAGTATTTAATGCTAATGTAATTATGAAGGATGTAGGTAAAGTTTGGTATGGAGATTTAAATCTTACAGAGGATTATAATGTGTTAAGAGAAATTGCCCAAAGCTTAAATACAGAATTATATGTATTGTGGGAAAGTGATGGAAGATTTGGAGAAGAAAATAAACCAATAAGTGAGTTGATTAAAAAAGCTGTATGGAATACAAGTGAAGATAATCCAACTATGGAATGGTATAGAAATAAAATGAAAAAAGAAAGGGGGAGTAAATGATGTTTAGAAAAGGTAGACCGAGTAATAAACGACCAGTTGTAGAACCTTATAGAAGAAAGTGTGCTACTTGTGGTAAAGTTCGTTTGGTAAAACATAGGAAACAAACAATACCAACAGCTGCATCTGAATATAAGATTCCAACTTATAATAAGAATGCAACACACAAAAAGAGAACTGAAGTTCCAGGAGTTGTTACGGAACACTATTGTTCTATTGAATGTGCTGGTGATAGTTTTATTAACACCTATACAGAAGATGATTTTCTTAGATGAGAAATCTTTTAGTATTACTAATAGTATTCGGTTGTTCATCCACAAATTTTTGGCAAACTAAAGATGAACCTATCTTCAGAAGATATACTGATGTTGAGGGTGTAGACCATTTGTGGAAAATCAATATGGATACTTTAGAGTTTCCACGAGATAATCAGTTGTTAAATCAGAATTGCTGGTATCATGGTGGTGATACAAAATATGGTGGTGAAAGTATTAAATTAATAATAAAGGATGGTGTAAAACATTATATCATCAGAAGAGTGTATCCACACGAAGTAGATTTCGTGAAAGGATATTATGATAGTCGATTAAACAATAAGGAGTTATAAATGACATATTATGAAACACAGGTTATATTTACAGAAGAAATACCAACAAAGAATGGAGTCAAAGAAAAAAAGACTCGTAGAAATTTTTTAGTTGAATGTGATTCAGTAAGTGTAGCAGAAGCAAAAGTAAATGAAACACTAAAGGATTCACCTTATCCATTTGAAGTTAAAGTGGCTAAAGAATCTAAGATTGTCGAGGTAATTGATTAATGAAAAGAAAAGCACAAGTGGTATTTGATACCATTGAAACCATATTATTACTTACAGCAGGATTCTTAATATTAAAAGTAATGATGGGATTCTCTGAAGGTATGTATGCTTGGGCGGAATTACATAGAATGATGAGAGGATATTAATATGGATTTAACATGGTTCTATTTTATTTGTTTTCTTTCTGCAACAATATTGTGGAAAGACCACAATGGAACATTGGAAGATTCTTTAAATAAGTTTGAAGAACGAATTGGTATAAGAACAGAACTACCACCTGATTCAACAGAGAATGTTCCACCACCTTATTATATTAATCCACGAGGAGAGGAGACAGAAAATGATACTACAAGGAATGCTTAGTAGTTTAGTATTGTTTACATCATTTGCTATGAGAACACCAAATGATACATCAATCAATGTTGATGATTATGAAATAACACTTGGATTTAAAAACGAACAGATGTATTTCAAACGAGATTGGGAACGAGAGTTAGGACAGAATTATATTGATGATGAGATATGGTTCGAATGGAAACCAAAGAACTTTTATTTTAAACCACAATATGTTAATAAAACATCTCGTGATTTAAAGTATGGTAAGGCAGATATTCGTTATCGTAATGGTGATTACTCAGTTGGTTATACTGGAATGTATGCAGATGATAAGTTCGAGAGTGGTATATCAGTTGGTGTGAATAAGAAGAAAGAAATTAATGATAGATTTTCTATGGAAGCAAAATGGGATGGTTATTTATTCAGAAATGAATTAACAGGTGAGAGTAGATTTGATATGGAAGATTATGCTAAAATTAATTGGAAGTTGAATGAGAAACTTACTTTAACTAATATTTTTGATTACAATGATGTTAAGGGTAAAAAATATTATAAATTTAAAGTAGGATTGGAATACGAATTATAGATGAATACACTACTTATACTAACAAGTATAAAAGGAGAAATTAATAATGGACTTATCTGAAATTAAAGACAAGTTAGAACAGGCCTACAATGATGAAAATTGGAATATCATTGAAGAGTTAATTGAAACATTATCATATAGTGTAGAAATAAATGATTATGGTGATGATGATTGGCCTAATGAAGAATTGGATGATGAGATAGATTAAAATATGGGGCTGCTTGGTATCGACAGGTGTTATTTAATAACAGAGTGCAACAGAGATTGGGAAGGTCTTAGAAAAAATCCCACAAACTCAATTGGCGAATTATCGCTTGACGGGTTGGTAATAGATTGGCATCTATTCGAAATAGATGTTCCAGTTGCTGAACCAGTAATGGCTCAAGACTACCAACCAACTTACGCTTACGCATAAGTTCTTGGGTTGTTCAACACCCGAGCATAAAATAAGTTGAACACGAACTCACTTCAGGTTTAGAGTATAAATGAAATCTTAGTTAAACCATTCTGAGTAAAATGGGACATGGTGGGTTGTTAGTGACTACCGATTTGGAACTAAACTAAGTTGTGAATGACTCTTTAGTAAAGGCAGACTGGACGTGGGTTCGACTCCCACCAGCTCCACAATAAAAATGAAAAAGGTTATAATAATATGATAGTAGAATATATTTTGTTAGGTATTCTCGCACCTATATTTCTAAACTTGATGCATATGCTAGTTGGAATTTATGTGGTGGTACAGAGAGGTAATATAATGTCTTTAGGATTTTCAGGAATGGGATTCTTAACAAAATCAATTGGAATGATATTCTTAGTATGGTTAGGGATATCAAAATTGAATTTGGATTACCAAATATATGTACCATTGATTAGTTTCTTTTGGTTCTTTACGCACATAGTCGAAGCGTTCGTAATTCAACATTACATGAGAGAAAACGAAAGTGAAATTTTGAAAGGAATACAAATAAAATGAATTTTAACAAACTAAACAGATATTTATATACGAGTGATATGAAGACTTCATTTTTTGAAAGTATAATTATGAAGAACACATTTAAATATTTTTGTGGTGGATTAATGATAATGCTATTATTCAACACATTCATATGGACAAAGCTTTTTGATAACTATAAAGAATTCCATGAGCAAACGCTTGTGGGTTTGAAAGCGGAAAACAAACGACTCAATGGAATAGTTGAGGAGTTTAAACTTGAGGGATTAGAAGTGACCGTAACCATGTATCATCCTGTTCGTTCTCAAACTGATTCTACACCGAACATTCTCGCGGATGGAACGCGTATTAGGGTACATAAAGCTAGCGAGTACCGATTTATAGCGGTTAGTAGAAATCTTTTGAAACGACATGGTGGATTCTTAGATTATGGTGATTTCATTTTACTCAAAGGGACAGATGGGAAAGACGGCGTGTATCAAGTAAAAGATACAATGAATAAAAGATTCGTTAGTCGTATTGATATACTGGAGAGTCCTGGAACTAAACCATATAAATTTGATAGAGCAGAAATTATAAAAACAGATTTAACAATGGTTGATGAATTGATAAATAACGACTTAAACTAATTAAAGGTTAATAATTGAAAAAATGGTTTTACGAAAGAAGCAAATTCTCTGAATTTAAATCTAACACTACATACCATGATTTATTAGGTATGAGTGATAGTGAATTTACAGAATGGGCTCGTACTCTTCGTGGAGAAGTTACTTCACAATGGGATGAGTATGGAACACCGCCTGTCATTGGAAAAGATGAAGCAGGTATAATTAAAAGTTTCTCTAAATTGAAATCCAATCCTTGTGATTTCAGACAAAAAGATTTGACAGGTGATAAAGAATCACTTGGTATAATACAAAACTTCAACAAAGATGCAAGTGTTGTAAATCAATTCTTTCCTACAATGTTAAAAACAAAAATCAGTATTGGTAAATCCGCAGATAATGGTTTATCTATTTATGACCATTTCGCAGACCCTGATATGGAAGAAAAGTTTGTTAACATTATGAAACGAGCTGTAAAAAGAGATTCAATGTATAGTTGGAGTAGAAGTGTTGTAAATAAAGCAGATGAAAATCCTTTTTGGAACGGACAAAGTGGTATAGAATTTATTAAAGATGTTCATGATGGTAAAGTATTCGTGGATAAATATTCTGATTTAGATATTGTGTTGGCTAGAGTTAAAGATATTACAACCGATAATTATGGAACATTTAATGAAGAGTATCAAGGGTTTAAGAATTTATATTTAAAGGCAGATGAAGTAAAACAATTAGTTGAAGATGGTTATTTAAATAAAAGACAGGTTAGTAATCTTGGTGATATACCAAGTGAGAGTGTGGCAAAGAGTGGTAAGGTTACAAAGTATTTTTATTTAATTCGTTGGTATGATAAAACTGATGGTATCTTTCCAAAGATATTACAAGTGTTTAGATTATCATGTGGACAACCTGCTGTAAACTTTCCAGCATTAACTGCAAAGTATTTATATGAAACATTCACACAGAATGTTGATGGCCCAATAACAATTTATGATAGTAGTAGTGGATGGGGTGGTAGAATAATTGGTGCTATGAGTATGAGAAAGAAAGCACACTATGTTGGAACAGACCCTAATCCAGATACAACAGGAAGATACCAAGCAGTTGCAGATTTCTATAATAATAATTGTGTAGATAATGAGAGTGAAACATTCCAAAAGTTTTTTGATGTGGAAAAGAAAAGTAATACTTATGAATTATTTACGGATGGTAGTGAATTAATTGGGAACAATCCGAAGTTTCAATCGTATAAGGGAACTTTCGATATTGTTTTCACATCACCGCCATACTTTAACAGAGAGCAATACAGTCAAGATGAGAACCAATCATTCAAGGCTTATAGCGAATACGAAGATTGGAGAGATAATTTTTTAAGACCAACATTAACTACGGCGTATGAGTATCTAAAGAATGATAGATATATCCTTTGGAATATCGCAGATATTAAAATTGGAGAATCATTATACTATCCATTGGAACAAGATTCAATTGATATCTTGGAAGAATTAGGATGTACTTATATGGGTAAATTGAAAATGTTAATGACTCGTATGGTTGGGTTAGACCCGAGTAAGAGTGGTATTAAGAATGCGGTAATACATAATAAAAAGGCTTATAAGTTTGAACCAATATTTGTATTTAAAAAAGGTGAGGAATAGATATGTGTGGAATTATAGGCGGTAATGCATTTAACTCAGAAGATAGGGTAATTAAAGGATTACAGAGTATGATGCATAGGGGAACAGATGGTAACACTATATTCTCATTTGAAAAATGGAAAAATTATATCTCGCATAATCGATTATCTATACAAGATTTATCGGAAGTTGCAAATCAACCTATGGTGTCCGATGATTCGAGATTTTATTTGGCATTTAATGGTGAGTTGTGGAAGCCATCCTTTGAAAAATTTGATAAGAAACTTCGTAAACTTTATAACTTTAAATCAAAGAACTCTGATTCGGAACTTTTACTTTATTATTTGATACACCACCTTGATGATATTCCAACGGCGTTAAACGAACTTGATGGTATGTTTTGTTTTGCACTTTACGATAGTGAAAAGGATGAAACTTATTTGGGTAGAGATTTTATCGGCCGTTTACCTTTGTATTTCTATTATGATGGTAATAGGTTTGCCTATACAAGTGAGGCTAAAGGTTTAGTAATTGGGTTAAATGAATCATATTATAAAGTAGATGTAAAAACTAAAAAATATCAACCACTATCTGAATGGAGAGATAAAGAAACAATACATCCAGTTTTACCTGGCACATTAATACATTTTAAACCACATCCATTTGTGCCGAATGAATATGGGATGGAAGAAACTAAATGGTTTGATTTTAAAAAAGATTATGATAAAAATGGTAAATCATATTATACAAGAGATGAAGAACAATTTATAAATTTTGATACAGAAGATAAAGGATTAGATTATTATACAAAAGGATTTAGAGAAGTATTGGAAAAGGCTGTTGATGATGAAACTATTAGTGATGTTCCAATATGTACAATATTAAGTGGTGGAATTGATAGCACAATTATTACTTATTTACTATCAAAGAAATTTCCTAATTTAGAAGCATTTGTGGTTAATGTTAATCCTACAAGAAAATCAAAATATAAAGATGATTTACATTATGCCCGAATGGCCGCAAAAGAATTTGGAATTAAATTACACGAGGTTAATGTAGATAGAAAAGATATTGAAAGAGTTTTAGAAGAAAGTATATGGGCAAGTGAAACACATAAGTGGACACAAGTTTCACCAGCAGTAGCACAATTATTTTTATCTTGGGAAATAAGAGATAAAGGATTTAAAGTTGTATTTGGTGGTGAGGGAGCTGATGAGATATTTGCTTCATATGGTGATGTAAAAAGATTTTGTTGGAATCAACCAATTCATTGGCATCAAAAGAGAATTAATTTGTTAAATGGTTTACATAAAAGTAATTTAGTTCGAACAAACAAATCAATGATGTATGGTGGAAAGGTAGAATTGAGAACACCATTTTTAAATAAAGAAGTTATAGATTTTGGATTAACAATACCAACAAAATATCGAGATGAAAATCATTCACTTAGAACAAAAACAGAAGTATTTGATACAAAAATAGATGATGGTAATGTGATGAAATATATTTTAAGAAAAGCTTTTGAAGGTGAAATATCAGAAGAGTTATTGTGGAGACCTAAAAAAACTTTTCAAGTTGGATGTCATACAGACTATTTAAAAAATGAACAAAATAAAATTGATGATATGTTTGAAAAACTTTTCATTAAGAAGAAAATAGGGTATAATTATATACACCGAAGTTTCGGACATAATAATGCAAGAATAAAAATTGAAAAAATATGAACGATGAAATAAAATCACGCTCTGGTAGACTTGAACAAGTATTCGTAATACCACCTATTAGTATTCTTGATGTGAAATCTCTTAGATGGAAAAAAAGAAAAAAAGTGTGGAACGAACTTGGTATAGAAAGTGAATTAGGTAGGGAAGAAAATCTTTTAAGTCTTAGTAATTTGATGAAACAAATGAGACAGAATAGCACTTCTGTATTTGACCCTGTTTTATGTGAATGTATTTATAGATGGTTTACAAAAGAAGATGATAAAATTTTAGATTGTTTTGCAGGTGGTTCAGTTAGAGGAATTGTTGCAAGTAAATTAAAAAGAAATTATACTGGTGTTGATTTATCAAAAAACCAAATAGAACACAATATAATTCAAGGTAAAAAAATATGTGATACTCACATACCAACTTGGATAAATGATAATTCTTTAAATATAGATAAGGTAAAAGGTAAATATAATTTTTTATTTTCTTGTCCACCTTATTATAATCTTGAACAATATTCAGATAACCCAGAAGATATTTCTAATATGGATTATAAAACTTTTTTAAAACAATATAGAGAAATTATTAAAAAATCTTGTGATAAATTAGAAGATAATTCTTTTGCGGTATTTGTTGTTGGTGAGGTAAGAGAAAAAGATTCTTATGTTGGTTTTGTTTCAGATACGATTCAGGCGTTTGAAGATGCTGGAATGTCTTATTATAATGAAATGATTTTATTACAAGAACCTGCAACTGCAGGTATGAGAGCAGAAAAATTTATGAACACAAGTAGAAAAGTTCCTAAATCACATCAAAATGTTTTAATGTTTTCAAAGGGTAATCCAAAAGAAACTGCAAAACGATTAGGAAAATTTAAAGATAATTTTGAAGATTATATTATAAACACCAATAATAAATTTTGGTAAATAAAAAGGGAAGTTTTCACTTCCCTTTTTTATTTTAATACTACTTAGTTCCAAAGACTTTAGACCAAAAACCCTTTTTCTTCTTCTTACCTTTTTCACCAAGTTTCTTTCCTTTCTTCTTTTTCTTCTTCTTCACTTCTTCCATACCAGCTTTATTATTCATATCAGATGCTTGTGCAGTTGGAACTGAACCAAAGAGAATTAAAAGAGAAAGTATACCAGTTAGTATTGTCTTCATAATATACTCCTGTACTAACGCGTTAATAATCAACACATATGCGGTTGATTAAATATAAATATTTTAATATAACAAAAAAGGGTGAGAAAAATCCCACCCTTTTTTATTTACTTCTATCCGAATTAGTACTATTTACGGAATAAACCCACCAACACCAACAATGCGACGAGTCCAGCGAATCCAGATTCGCCGAATGTGTTTATGATTGATGTTAGGTTACCGATAACATTTACACCGAAGATACCAGTTCCAAAAATTACTTCAGAAACAGCACCTATGGCAACCAAGGATAAAAGAAGATGAGCTAAATCATCTACATATCCCTTAACTATTGTTATGATTTCCTTCATTTTTGTTTCTCCGTTATAGTCGGATTTCCACCGACTTAAATAACTATTGTATATATGAGACTTTCATGGGTTGATATATATTTATATATAAACATTTTTTGAAGTTTTAATATTTATTATTGATAATGTATAGGCAAAATTATGGCAAATGATTACGAAATATTTGAGGGTAAAACCTTATCAGATGTATTCAAAGACATCTATGATAATTCCAAAACCAATAAACAACAATTAGAAGTATTGATGAAAGAGGTAGTAGGGTTTATTAAAGATGGTGATACGGCTGTGCAAATAATACCTATGTTAAAAGAATATTTAGAAATAAATGTTAAAAATGATGAACAATTAGTTAAATTAGCAACCGTGGTTCAAAGAATAATGGCAGCTGAGGGAAGAATTAGTAACGATAGTGGAGATGAATTCGGACTTACAGATGCAGAAAAGAAACAATTAATGGATGCAATAGAAGACGATGTTCAAGAGTTACAAAGTCATTCTGATACTATTCAGGCGAGTTTGAATCAAGACTAAAGGATAAATAATGCCAGTAACATTAAAAGTTAAACAAACTACATCACCTGGTGTTGGTAAAGATAAAACTGGTTTAGTAACAGCACAAAGTCAAAATCTTATAAATAAATTAAATCAAGATAGTGACTTATTTTATGAATTAGAACCAGTTGAAGTATTGAATGTTTGTTTACAAGAAGAAGATTTACCACGAAGAAAAATAGATGGGGAACCTGACTATACTTATTATGGTGGTATAAAAGGTAGATTTTTACTTTCAGAAGATAATGTAAATATAAGTAGTTGTAGTTGGTTTAGACCATTGATGCCAGATATACAAAGAATACCTGTAGCAGGTGAAGTTGTATATGGATATGTTGATAATGGTGAAAGATATTATTTAGGATTTGTTCATTTAAATAATTCACCAACTAATATGGCAAGACCAGGTATTAGTAATTTAACAAATAAAAATGCAAATGTAAAACAATCTGACTTTACTTGGGATAGGTCACCAATGGTAAATTCAGATAAGTATAAACCTGGTTTTTATTATACAGCAGATAAAGATGTAAAACGACCTGTTATGTTTGAGGGTGATACAATTCTTAATGGACGATTTGGTAATATGATTAGATTAGGTAGTAACCAAATTGATGAACAAGAAATATCACCAAGTATAAAAATAACAAATGGTGTATCAGGATTTGTAAATGATAATTTAGCAGTTGAGTCTATTAAAGAAGATTTGAGTTCTATTAATATGACTTATAATGAAAAAGTAAACTTAGAACTACCAATAACATCTAAAGTAATACAAGACTCACTTGATTATGATAAGTCACAAATACAAGTTCGTAGTGATAGAATAATTTTTACTACACGAACAGATAGTATTGGATTATATTCAAGTGATAATGTTTCAATAGGTGCAGTTAATAAAATTGTAATGGAATCACCTGAAGTTAAGATAGGTGATGATAGTGGAACTGAACCACAAGTGTTGGGACAAATACTATATGATAAGTTAGATGCATTGGTTACTGCAATTGGTGGAGTGACTGGTATACCAACACCAACAGGCCCAACACCAGGACCTGTAAGTGCAGCACCTAATTGGAGTGCAGTAACAAGTGCTATGAGTGCAGTGAAAGATGCATTAAGTGATAAACATAGAATTGATAAGTAATGTCATTTGATACATTACAAGATAATTATAGAAGTAAAATGAACAATGGTCAGTTTTTTGAAACAACTGATGAATGTGCAGAGTTTATTGTGGATGAATATCACAATACTATAACAAGTGGTGGTGGTGCATATAATATGCAAACAGGAAATAAAGATTTAATATTAACACCAATGAAAGCAGGATTACAATCACAATCAGTATCAGTATTACTTGATGGTGTTGGTGCAGGATTAGTTTTATATTGGACGGCATTAACTAATGGTGTATTTGTAACTGCTGGTGGAACACCACCCACATCAACATGGGAATCTAATACATTAGATGGATTTTTAAATAATATGGGTAATTATTTTAAAGAACATTTAGATACGGTGATATTTACTAATACAAGTAGTGGTGCAACATTTAGTGGGGTATACACGGTTACATAAAGGAGTAATAACATGAAAAAAACAGAACTAATAAAAATAATAGAATTAGTAGTTCGTAAAGAAGTAAAAAAACAAGTCAATGAGATATTTATAAAGGAGAACAAACAATCTCTTAAGTCTCTCGCAAAAGAAACCATAAAAAATGTGGAAAAAATCAAACCTATTGAGAAAAAGGAAAAGGTTCAGTTTACAAAAAATGAGCCATTGAATGAAGTGTTAAATGAAACTATAGGTTTAAGTCAAGGTGAAACAGAAGATTCTGAATGGCCTACAATGGGTAATGGAACATTTGATTCATCACGAGCAGCAGAGTTGTTAGGTTATGGAGATGGTCTCGTAGCAGGTGGTGATAAAAAAGTTCAAAGAGAAATAGCAGCAGTCCAAACTATGAAAGAGGCAGGAGTTACTTCAGAACAATTACCAGATTCATTAAAGAATGCATTGACTCGTGACTATAGTGATTTAATAAATCATGATAAATTCAAGGGAAAAAAATAATAAATGGGTGTAAGAGCAACAGATAAAAATCCTGACAAGTTTGTCGGATTAAGATTTCCAATGACGAGTAATCTTTTTTCTACTTTTAACCAAAGTAAAACTTTATTAGAGCAAACTAAATCAAATCTTAGAAATTTGTTGTTAACATCAAAAGGTGAAAGACCTTTCCAACCAGAATTTGGTTCGGAACTAACAAATTTATTATTTGAACCAATCGTAGACGACTTTGATAATAAGATAGAGGAAACTATCAGAGATGCAATTGAAAATTGGTTACCTTATGTTAATGTTAATAATATATTCGTGGTTCAAGATGCAAGTAATCCTAATTTGGTACAAATACAATTAGAATACTTTATAGAGACTGAAAAAGAATCTTTAGAAAATATAACATTCAATTTTAATAGAAGTGTTGGAGCATAAAAATGTCTGATTATGGAACAAATAAAAAAGTAGTTAAAAAAGAAGTAAATTATCTTGGAAGAGATTTCTCAACAATAAGACAGAATATTATTGAGTTTGCAAAATCATATTTTCCAAATACATATAATGACTTTAATGAATCAGACCCAGGTATGATGTTTATAGAGATGGCAGCATATGTTGGTGATGTATTAAATTTTTATGTGGATAATCAATTTAGAGAAACATTAATTTTACAAGCAGAAGAGAAAAAGAATATTTATGATATTGCACAATCTTTAGGATACAAACCAAAAACAGCTTCACCTGCAACTGCAGAGATAGAAGTATCAATGAATGTTCCTGCAAAGGTAAATGCATCGGATGAGTATATTCCTGATTTAAGTTATGCTGGTATAATGAGTTCTAATAGTGTTGTATCATCAACAAGTGGTGTTGATTTTACTATGTTGGATGATGTTAACTTTAAAGTGTCAAGTTCATTAGACCCACTTGTTAAAGAGGCATTGGAACCATCAAGTGGTAATGTTCCAACAGAATTTAAATTAACTAAAAAGGCTCTCGTAAAAAGTGGTCAAAGAAAATCAGAAACATTTACATTTACTTCTGCAAAAAAGTTTGACAAAATTGTTTTATCTGAACCTAATGTAACTGAGGTTATTTCTGTAACAGATAGTAATGGTAATAATTGGTATCAAGTTCCTTATCTTGCACAAGATACCGTATATGAAGATGAAGAAAATTCTACAACCAATGACCCAAACCTTGCACAATATGCAAACGATACACCTTATCTATTAAAATTAATTAAAACTTCAAAAAGATTTTCAACAAATATTAGAGGAACAGATTTAAAAACAGAATTATTGTTTGGTGCTGGTATATCAGATAATCCTGATGAAGAAATAATACCAAATCCAGATAGTGTTGGTTCTTCTTTAGGAGTAGGTGTTTCAAAGATAGATGAAACATTTGACCCAAGTAATTTTTTAAAAACAAAAACTTTTGGTCTTGCACCAAGTAATACAACTTTAACCGTAAAATATAATCATGGTGGAGATGTTGAACATAATGTAATTTCTAATACCATCACAAATTCAAGTGATGTAACTTTTACAATTACAGGTGATAATTTAGATTCAACAAAAAAACAAACTGCAGAAGAAAGTTTATCTTTTACAAACCCAAAACCTGCATCAGGTGGTAGTGGTGAGGAACCAATAGAATCTATTCGTTTAAATGCAGCATCTATATTTAATGCACAAGGTCGTTCAGTAACACAAAAAGATTATATTACAAGAATATATTCATTACCACAAAAATATGGTAATATTGCAAAAGCATTTATTGTTCAAGATGAACAATTAGAAAAGGCTACTGAAACATATGTAGATAGTGTTACTGGTGAAGTAGTAGAAAATGAAAATGTAAGTATTAATCCAAATCCATTGGCATTAAATATGTATGTTCTTGGATATGATGCAAATAAAAAACTTATTGCTGTAAATAGAGCAGTAAAAGAAAATTTAAAAATTTATCTATCACAATATAGAATGGTAACAGATGCAATCAACATTAAAAATGCATATATTATTAATATAGGTGTTAGATTTAATATTATTACAAAAAGAGGATTTAATAAAAATGATGTATTATTTAGAGCAATCCAAAAGGTAAAAGACTATTTTAAAATTGATAAGTGGCAAATTGGTCAACCAATAGTATTAAGTGATATTGCCTATCAAATTTCTTTAGTTGATGGTGTTGCAAGTATTGTTCCACCTGACCACAATAATCCAAATAAAGATATAGTTTGTATTGAAAATAAACACTTAGTAACAAGTGAATATAGTGGTAACATATATGACATATCATCAGCATCAAGAGATGGTGTGGTATATCCATCATTAGACCCAAGTATATTTGAAGTAAAATTCCCAGATTCAGATATTGAGGGTAGAGTAGTAGGAGATTTCTAATGCATTATTTTGAATATATAAAAAAGGATACAACATTATTTTCTGGTGGAACTACTTCATCATTAAATGCAGGTCACGATGAGATACTTGAAGTTGTTAAAGAAGTAAGTGATGATGGTAGCACAATAAATATATCTCGTATATTATTGGAAGTAGATTATTCATATGTATCAAAATCAATACAAGATGGTAAGATACCTACTACTGCAAAATTTTATTTAAATTTATATGATGCTGGTTCAAAAGATTTAGAAGCAGAACAAAATTTACATATCTATATGATTAGTGGTAGTTGGAAGTCAGGAACTGGTAAAAAGTTTGATAGTCCTGTAACAGAAGATGGTGCATCATTTAAATATAGAGACCAACAAAAAGAAACACCATGGGTAACTGGTTCAATTACTACTGATGGTGGTGCATGGTTTACTGGTTCACAAGATTCATATTCACAATATAATATAAGTCAATCTTATGATTTAACTTATGATAAACGAGATGTTAGATTTGATGTAACTGATTTGGTTAATAATCATATACATTCAAGTTCAATATATCCTAATAATGGATTTATAATTAAGAGAGAATCAACAGGTTCCTATGGAACATCTTATAGCTTTAGTGGTGATTCAGATTCAGATGAGGGTGGAACTTCAAGATTTGGGACATTACAATTTTTCTCAAGAGAAACACACACAATCTATCCACCATCATTAGAGGTTGTTTGGGATGATTCAAGTTGGTCAACAGGAAGTTTAACACAACTAACAGGTAGTGCATTGGAAGATACCGTAATTTATTTTAAAGGTATAAGAGAAGAATATTTAGAAAAATCAATATCAAGATTTAGATTAGTTGGTAGACCGAGATATAATGATAGAGTATTTAATACTACACCTGAGGGTCTAACAATTAGAACACTACCAAGTGCATCAACTTATTATTCAATTAAAGATTCTGTTACTGAAGAAACTATTGTTCCATTTGGAACAGGTTCTAAAGTTAGTTGTGATTCAACAGGTAATTATTTCAATCTAAGAATGGATAGTTTTCAATCAGAAAGACATTATGATATTTCAATTAAAGTTGTAAGTGGTAGTGGTACATCAGAAGAAATAATAAATTATTATAGTGACCCAGCATGGTCATTTAAGGTTGTAAGAAACATTGAGAGATAACAATGCCATACACAAAAGAACAAGCGAGAAATAGGTCAGAGCTTTACACACGAATACTTGATGCAGAAAGGATTGCATTAGAGCGTGATATAAATGATGCAAAACAAAAAATGCAAGAAAGTGGTTCATTTGATGCAAATAAACCAATACGAGATGGTAATGGTGTATTGTTATCATATGAAGACCCTGATAATCTTGGTTCTGCAAACGAAGAATTATATGAATATGTTCGTGTTATGAATGAACAACAATATTTTAATGATGATATGTTACCTGAAATAAATAAAGAAAGAGAATTTAAAGTTTTTATTTCAGAAAATTTTACACAATACTATGATGAAGAAGATAGGAGTGGAGACATATAATGGAATATGGATTTACACCAGAAGAAAGAGAATTATATTATAACCCAGGTAGGGTATATAGTAGTTTTGGTAGAGGTAATGACTTTATTATTGTTCATGCATATGATGAGGAAGACAATTTAATATTCACTAAAAAATTATCACCAAATGTTGAAGATGGTTTTATTGATTTAAATATTGGCCAACTCTTTAGGGACGAGGGTTTTCATGAGGGAACCTATAGAGTTGTTTATAAATTTTTAAGAAAATTAGCTGGTAGAGACCAAAGTGTATTTGTTGATGATGAGGGTCAAATATATGCAGGTCAAGTACAAACACAAGTATTAAATAATGAAACAAGATACTATTCAAGTGTTGCAGGGATGTCTGCAGAGGAAATATATCAAAACCCACCTAAAGAATTATTCTTAAGAGATTTAAAATATGTCCTTGAACACATTTCTGGTGATAGAAGTGAAGTAATTGTATCTACTCAAGATTTTAAAAACCAAACATATTTTAAAAACTTTAGAGAGATGAATACTCTCGTTAAATATAGACCCATTAATATACCAGAATCAGATGCTGATGGTTCACTTACATTTGATGATGACAATGAACATACTTTAATTGCAAATTTACAAGATGGTGATAGAGGTTTTACTCAAAATATGGTTGGTGGTGAGATTAGAATACCAAGATTATTTCAATACACCGTAACTGAAGAAGTATATGAAGATTCAAATCCTGAAGACTTTGATGATAGTATGGGTGAGGGAGATGACTTTGTAGACGATAGTGTTCCAGATGCATTTACAGAAGAAGAACAAACAGAGAATGAAACAACTGAATCAGAGGATTTTGATGGTGGGTCAGAGTTTGATTATGATGGTGTTTGTTTTCATCCTAACACTAAAGTAACACTAAGTAATGGTAGACAAATACCAATCAAGATGATGAGAGCTGGTATGAAAGTCAGAACAGATAAAGGTGTTGCAAGAGTTAAAAAAGTAATAAAGAGTGATAGAGGTTTTGGTGACAAAATGGTTAAATATAAAAACCTTATCACTACAGACCATCATCCAATCAGAACAAAAGATGGTTGGTTTATGTCAAAAGAAATAGGAACCGAATATTTTCAAAAACCACCATTTCAAGTATGGAATCTTATATTAGATAAACACCATACAATATTTGCAAACAATATAGTTGCAGCATCTTTAGGTAAATGGAAAACTACAGAAAATAAACATTGGCAAGAGCGTTTTCTTGAACAAAGAAATAGAATTAAAATGTTACTTGCAGTTCCAGAAAATCAAGAAGGTCATGGTAGTCATGCTGGATATTATACTGGTGGTACCCAAAATAATCCAACATTTACATGGGAAGTAACTACAACACCAGAACAAGAAGCAGGAAATAATGCAGATGCAGAAAACTTACAAAATAATATTATTCCTGGAGCACCACCTACTATTATAGACACAACTTTTAATGTTGATTATGTTGCAAAAATTGTAGAGGTGTTAGATTATAATAGAATTAGAGTTGATATCAGTTATTATGAGGCTGCAGAAGAGGTAGGACATGATGGTGTTGATAAAAGAAATTATGATTTTTTTGGTTGGAATGTATTATATGAAAAAAATAATATAGAAAGATTTAAAACATATATGGTATGTGATGATGATTATTATTTAGTCACAAATGAAAATAAAGATTTCTTTTCAACACAAGAATTAAAAAGAGTTTTTAAACTTAAACAACCATTACCAGATGATATTGAACAATATAAAAAAGTATTTTTTGTAGAGAAAAGACTTCCTGACCATAATGATACAATAAGATTAATACCATTTATAGATGAAGACCCAGATGGTTTATTTTTACAACTACCAAATTTACAATCTGTAGAAAATCCTATAAACTTTAGAACCACAAGATTAGAAACACATACAAGTTTATTGGGTAGTGATGATTCGGTTAATAAAGATATAGAAAGAAAATTAATTAGTGGTAGTTTATTAGATGTCCAAGTTAATACTGAATTTAATAGGACATCAGTAGATGTTAATTTACAAACTGATGATATAGGTTTTGGTAATTTTGTACATTTCTCAAGTGCAGAAAGAAGAATAAAAAACTTTAAAAAGAAAGTGGAGTTGATTGAGGGATATAATAAATCAAGTCAATCCTTGGTTCCTATTTCATCATCTGCTGGTGAAATTTCATTACTTGAAAATAAAAGACAAAGAGTTGTCAATTCTTTTGACCCATTTGAACATTATATGTATTTTGAAAGTTCATCTTATGTAAGTTCGTCTGCAGGGCAATATCATGATAACACATGGCCTAAATCTAATTCATCAGAACCCTATACATTAATTCATTCAACAGGTTCTGCAGCAACTACTTGGTTTGATACTATGATATCAAGTGCATCAATTTATGATACTGAAAATAAAGATAGATTAGTTAATAATTTACCATTACATGTTGTTGATGATACTCAAAACAATCCTTTCTTAGAATTTATGGATATGTCAGGACAACAATTTGATGAAATATGGGTATACACAAAACATATTACAGATATTAATACTAAATCACCTAATATATCAGAGGGTATTTCAAAAGACATTGCTGCATCATATGCAAAATCACTTGGGTTAGAATTGGCAAATGGAAATGACTTGATGATATTACCAGAATATCTGTTAGGCAAGGGTGCAGATGGTAGTTCAAAATATGAAACACCACAAGAACAAGTGACTGAAGAAATATGGAAACGATTATTAAATAATTTACCATTTTTTGTAAAGAGTAAAGGTTCAATTAGATGTCTAAAGGGTATATTAAATTGTTATGGTATACCATCTACAATATTAAGAGTAAGAGAATATGGTGGCCCAGATAATCAAGAAAGAGTTAGTTATGAAGTAAAAAGAAAATTTACATATGCATTAGATTTTCATGCATCACAATATATAAAAACATTATGGACAACCGATAATGATAGTATTTATCCACAAACAATAGAGTTTAGATTTAGAACACCACATAGTGTAGGAAGTTCTGGTAGTATGGTGATTGCACAAAAAGAAAATGATTGGGCAATACATTTAAAAGACAACGGAACAGCAGATGATTTTGGATATTTAAAATTTAGTATCAGTGCATCAACAGGTGAGTATGGTATAACTTCATCTTTACAACCATTTTATAATGATGATATGTGGAGTGTGATGTTGACAAGAATTAGTGCAAGTGGTGTTCCAATGAGTGATGATTTGACATCAAGAAATGTAAAGTATGAGTTAACTGCAAAACAATATGACTCAACACGAGAAAGAATTAAATTCCAAACAAGTTCAAGTTTAACAACAGGTATAGGACATGCAAGTAGTAGTGCAATAAATGCTGCATTTACTGGAAGTGGTGGTTCAAAATATATTTATCTTGGTGGTCAAAATACAAACTTTGGTGCAAGATATAGTGGTTCATTAATGGAATATCGTTTATGGTCAGAACCATTAAGTCAAAGTATATTTAATAATCATGTTAGAGCACCTAAGTCATATAATGGTAATACTTATAGTTCATCTTACCATGACTTATTAATAAGACATTCACTTGATAATAATATTAATTTAAATACAACATCTTATGTAACAAATGTTGCGAATAAACAAAATTATTATATAAGTGCACCAACCGACACAACTGGTTCAGCAAATGGATTTACTACAAATACATTTAGAAGTTTAGTTGATAAAGAACAATTAAAGGTTCCAAATATCGGCCCTACGAGAAGAAATGCAACAAAGATTAGAATTGAAGATACTACATTAACTGGTAATCTTTCTTCAGAATCGCGTAGAGAAAAATCATCACAAGACTTTGCACCAATAGATAGTGAAAAGGTTGGTATTTATTTTTCACCAGTTGATGTTATTAATGAAGATATAATGTATAGTATTGCAGATTTTAATTTTGATGATTATATTGGAGACCCAAGAGACCAATATAAATTATCATATAGAGGATTACAAAAATTAAGAACAGAATATTGGCAAAAGTATTCAAGACCTAATAACTTTTGGGATTATTTAAGAATACTAACATATTATGACCCAAGTGTATTTACACAATTAAAACAATGGGTTCCTGCTAGAAGTAAAGCAACAACAGGTGTTTTAATAGAACCAAATATTTTGGAAAGAAGTAAACAAATTGTTGGGGATAGACCTGAATATGATAATCGTTATTATGAAAATGCAGGTGAATATGAAGATGGATTATTAGTAACAAGATTCATAAGTGGGTCAAGAGATGATATTTATTTTGATATAGGTGGAAGTTCTGATTATCATGAAAGTGAAGTGAATTTGAGATTCCAAGATAATAGTGGTTCACTTGGTACTTTGAATCAACCAACATTATTAAAATTGAATGTTGTAGACCAAAAAACAGCATATGGATACAATTATGCAACTGCAAGTGTAACATCAGGTGGTGAGGGAACAACCTTTGGTGAAGTATTACAACCAAATATAAGTGGTTCAAGATTAGCAGAACATAATCAAGAAATGGTATATTTTTATTCATCAAGTGCAAGTGCATCAGCACATATACCTTATAGTTCTTCATATATACCAAGTCAACATCAGAGTGTATATTATGATAGTAATTTATATAGGTCATTTGTTGGTGGTTCAGTCACAAGAGATGATGGTGTAGGTACTACAGAACCATTTGTTGGTAGTACTATGACAAAGAATAATTCTCCTGATGGTGAAGACCCAATAGAAACTACCGTAACTACACCAACAACATTAATTACAAAAGAACCAGGAGATTCTAAACTATTAGTAAAATAATTTAAGAAAAATTAGGTATAACACTATTTATCTATAGTAAAGTTATATCTATTCATACAGGAGTAAAAACAATGGGATTTTTAGATAATACAAGTATAACCGTAGATGCCGTCCTTACCAAAAAAGGTCGTGAATTGTTGGCAAGAGGGCAAAACGAATTTGAAATAACAAAATTTGCATTAGCAGATGATGAGATTGATTATAATCTTTGGGATGTAACTCATCCTAATGGTTCTTCTTATTATGGGGCAGTTATTGAAAACATGCCTTTATTAGAATCATTCGTAGATGAGAATCAGGTAATGAGGTTTAAGTTAATAACTTTAGGTAAAAATACAAACAAATTACCAAAAATGACTTTACCAGCACCAACCGTTACATTACCGACAGGTGGACAACAAGTCATTTCACCAATAACAAATAATTCAACTTTAGATGATGCAGTGGGATATAGATTCACCATACATAATAGTGATGCAGCTGAATTACTGGTAGAAACTGCAGGTGTGGACCCAGAAACACAACAACAAGTAACATTTACTTCACAAACAGATTCAACAAAGTCTGTTACTATAAATGCAAAAGAAGCAAGACTTATTGGTAAAAATTTAAATTCCCAAATAACTACAAACTTAACCATTCAAGGACTTGGAACTGGAGCTATAGGTAATATAAGTATAGTAACTCAAGCAAGTGGCACAACTAATTAGGAGTAATGAATAATGGCAACTTTTCAAACATTTGACCAAGATAATGATGTAATAAAAAACCAAAGAACCGTAGTATCAAGTGGTATCTTTAGTGGTGGAAGTGGAACGATGACATCATTTTATAGTCAATCGGCACAAGGTGCTTCAACAGGTTCCTATATAGATGTTTATCATCAAGACCCAACTGCAGGTAGTGCTACCGTAGATACGGCGGAGATACAATTCTCATTAGGATATGCACATTATTGGGGAAGTGGTTCAGCAGGTAACACAACTAAATTAAATACAGGTGGTAGACAAACTGCTGCATTGTATAGACAATTTGCAAATGTTATCTTACCAGCAGAAACTTCTAAATTTACATTCACAGGAGCCGAAAGTGCAAGTGATGATTTTTATTTTGTAACATTCCAAAGAGCACGACAAAGAGAAAAGATTGACCCAGGTAATTGGGAACTTCACTTAAGTGGAAGTGGAGCTACATCTACTTTGAAATTAATTGATGATAGTGGTGCTACTACAAATCCAACCGTAAATGAGGGTGGTAGAGTATTTAATATTATTAGTGGTTCAATCGCCACAGGAACTGCAGTAACAAATACAACTGCAGCAAATCAACCTGGTGGAGCATATGGTTTATTCTATCCTGACTTAGGAATTATATTACTACATCCATCAGTATTGGAAGCAAGTGGTTCTTTGAAGGCAAGTAGAACTTCGGATACTTATGGTGATAATCCACATAACTTCTTTTTATCAGTAGCTACTGGTTCAAAATTCCAAGTTCGTAGAGAAGAAGAAATTAGTTCTACAAATTATTTTTGTAGAGTAAATAACCAAAAGTTTAACTTTAGTAATAATCCTACATTTTCAGATACAAATGGGGATTTCACACAAGGAACTTTCTTTAAAGACCCTAAAACTTTTATTACACAAGTTGGTCTCTATAATGAAAACAATGATTTATTGGCAGTCGCTAAGTTAAGTAAACCTGTATTAAAATCATATTCAAGGGAAGCTATTATAAAAGTCAAACTTGATTTTTAGGAAACTTTCATGTTCATAGACATTGATAGAAAAAATGTTTCCATCAAGAGATTTGAAACCAATAAAACTTTTAGTTTCACAAATAACGATAGTGGAAGTGGTTTCTTTGCAGTAAGAGCAGTTTCAAAGTCACTTTATAATTATGATTCTGGTTCTGATATGGTTACAACAATCACATCAGGTTCCATAAATACAAATTATTATGCATTACCAACTTGGCATACCATAAATAAACTTTACTATAAAACAAAGATGGATGGTGATGAAATTGAAAATCCACTCTATACTTTTGGTCAATCCGACACAACATTAATCAAACGAGAATTACATACAAGTGCATCTGTATTTAGTATTGCAAAAGATGTGTTTGGTGAACAAATTAAACCATTGACATTTGAACTAAGTGATACTTCAAGAGGTACAACATTTGATATTAGAGATGATGGTGATGGTAATTTATATGACTTCGCATATTCATCAAGTTTTGCAGCATATAAATCAAGTTCTTTTACACAAGGTCAAGGTGTATTGGCCAATGGAAGTGGTTCTCAAGTAGGTAATATTTTCTATGAACATGGAATAGCAGTTGTAAATAATTCAGGTTCATATGGAGATGTTGGATTTGGAACAGGTTTTGATATAAAATATAAAGCAACACATAGACATTATGAATATTTTTATGAATGTATGGTTCCCGCAAACAAAATGAATAAAAGTATGAATATTAGTTTAACTGCAGGAAGAAGTGGAAGTATAATGTTGAAAGAGGGTACTCAAAATGTTCACCTATTTTTCCCACCAGGTGACCAACCAGGCATTGAAGGAACAGGAAGTTTTAAAACATCATATGAAGCAACAGAAGACCAACATGGATTCGTAACAAGTTCATATTTCTACCCATATGTTTCAGAGATTGGGTTGTATGATAATAAGGATAACTTGTTGGTAGTAGGGAAGTTAGCAAAACCAGTTAAACTAAGTAAGGAACTTGATACTACATTTATTGTTCGCTTTGATGTCTAATTATTTTTTTTATATATGATATTTATTAATGAACTGAATTAAGGCTACATCATAATCCCATAAGTTCAGGGATACGATTATAATAACTACAAAGGAAAAAGACTCATGAAGAGGTTTTTAAATTGGCTCTTATTATTAGGGTTTATTGGGACTGCCGTCGCACAAAATCCGATAATTAGAATCAAACAGACAGGTACATACGATACACCAAAATTTTGGTGGAAAGAATCAGAAACGATTGATTTGGATAAATTCCTTGCTTCCGATACAAGTGCAGTCGCACTATATAATAATAACTTTGATACATGGAGAGATAGTGTTCTCACAATGGAAGTTACACTTGATGATAATGGTGCTGATATTTCAACATTTAGATTAGATTTATTATTTGATAATGATTTAATTGATTGGGATGATGACGACACTAAAGTATTGGTTGGTTCACATTTAGCACAATATACTGAGGGTGATGAAAATGCAAATGCAGATTATTCTTATGAAGTCGTTCAATATGATGACATTGGATATAATGATGCATTAGATGATGAAGATAATGAAATATCAACAAGTAACAATCGTTATGATTGGTTGAGAATAACTGCTGTTTCTCATGATGTGAATGAAATGGAATTCGGTAATGGGAACGGAAATGAAACTCAAATATTAAAATTAGAATTTAAAATAGAAGATGTGGTAGATAACTTTGAACCTAAATCTTTTAAAATCGCAACACTTTATCAAGGTGGAACAGGATACTATACTTATGTATCTGATGATTATCTATTAGATTATAAAGTCTATATAGATGGAAATTGGGGAACTGAAGAAACAGACAATGGTGGGGCAAGAGGTGATATTACACTTCATCCAAAACTTGTTGATGTTGAAGGTTTCTATAGATATATTGGTGAATGGGTAGATACAAACCAAGATGGTGACCAAGATGAGGGTGAAACTTTTACAAGAAACAAATATCCTTATTGGAAAGTTAAGTTTGATTTAGATGAAAATGCAAATGGTGTTAGTAATTGGCAAAACTTAGAAGAAGTATCAAATACTGCAAACACTACAGATGAAGATTTATCTGATGATGTTATTGGTGATAATACAGATACTTTTTATTATCATAAGAAAACAGAAACTACAGAGGGTGTTACTGGTATGTATGCATTACCTAAATTCTCTTCTGCACCAGAGGGTGAAACCGTAAATCGTGGATATCTAAATGTATCTTATTATGATTGGACATATACAGATGATAAAGGATATTATAATATTCAATTACCACGAAACAATAGATATACTATTTCATTCTGGCCACCAGATGCTGCAGATGATATAGAAACACACGACCAATATGAATTAGATAGAGATGCAATCACTAATATAAATGATGCAATTAAATCATTTAATTTCCAAGGTAGTAAATTTAAAGAGATTGCACAAATAGATACTCTATCACCAACTTCATATTTCATTGGTGATATTGATGGTGATGATGTATTTCAATTAAATGATACATATTTCTTATGGGCTTACACAAGTGGAGTGTTTACTAATTATACACACTTTAATGGTAACTCTTATGAAGACTTTTCAACGACAGATAATTTAAAAGAAAACAATCAATCTGTAAGTAGAAATTACTATCAAACATTTAATGAAGAAACTCGTAATCAAAAAAGAGAATTTAGTATTTTCTATGATGATGATTTAGACCAAGAAGATTCTGAATTAAATTTTGGATATATTGAGATTACAAATCCTGATATGATGGATGAAGTTATCACAGGTTTAGATACCGTAATTGTTAATTTAGGTGCTGGTAGTTCAACATATGGTAATGATGCAAATCCTGATTATACAATTGATAGTTTGGCATATTATTTTACAGGTGATATGAATTTAACTGGAACATTAGTTGATTCAAGTGGAACAGCAGTTGCACAATCTTTAAATGGTGATACATTTTATAGATGGGGTAATGGTAACCCACCAGCAACTTGGAATAGAACTTCACCACCAACAAATAATCGTATGTCAATGAAATCATTGTTAACAAATCATGATGTATTATTATCATTCCCAGCAGATTCAACCGTAAGGGTTCAGAGTGGTGAGATGATTGAAGTTCCATTAAAACTTACACCAGTAGATGTTAATATTGCTGGGTTTGAATTTGAGGTTGAGTATAATGTTAATGAATTAGAATTCATTGATATGAAGACTGGAAACTTACCAGGACCGTGGTTTACTTATGTAAATGTTGGTGAGGTAGATGACTTAGGATGGCAAAGATTGTCATTTGGTGGTTTAGATTATTCACCAGGTAATGCACCATCAACTTATTGGATTAGTGATGAAATGAATGCATTAAAATTAATGTTTAGAGCAGACTTCCCTGAATCTGAATGGACTGAGGCTCCTATAAGATTTGTTGGTAAATATGCAGCAGGTAATCCAAATGGTGATGACTTACTAATGGAAAGACAAGATGGTAAAGTCTTGGTATGGAATAAGTATTGGGCATTCGGTGGTGGAGAACCAGAAGATGATGAACTTACTTACAATTATCCAAATCCATTTAAAGATAATACAAAATTTCAATTCTTCATAGATACAGAAGAACATGTAAAACTTTACATACTGAATTCTAATGGACAATATGTTGGAACTTTATTAGATGAAGTTGTTGGTCAAGGAATACATACATTTGATTTTACAAATGAACCAAGTGTTTGGTTACCTGAAGTAAGTGTGTATGAAAATCACCAAACATTAGAACCAGGTGTTTATATATTTGTTCTTGAAACAGATAAAAAAATAAAAGCTAATAAATTTACGGTAGTTAAATAATGTTAGAAGTAATAACATTTTTCGGAATATTAATATTTATGTTACCTGCGATGTATTTTACAATTAAAGGTATAATTTGGATTTCCGAAAAAATAGAGGATAAAAAATGAAAAAAATATTATTAGGATTATTAATGATAGGAACTTTGTTTGGACAAGTAAATCGTGTTCTAACAATATCACCTACTACGAGTGAAACAATTCTTGGTAATCAATCACTTGCATTTAGAAATCCTGCAATGAACTTATTAAATACAGATACTACAACTGAAGTAAGTTTTACTAATGTAAAATGGTTGGGTAATATTGTTGATGATATGGGATTTAATTATGTTCAAGTAAAAAGAGGTAAATTAGATTACTCACTTTTATACTTTGATTATGGTGCACAAAATATTGCAGATGATGCAGGTATTATTAGTGGTACTTTTACACCAAATTCAATAGTTGCATCTGTTGGTTGGGGAACTAACTTACTATATAAAGGTGAAAAAATTGATAGTATCTCTATAGGATTTAGAGGTAAAGTAGTTGGTCACTCATTACATACTGAAAAAACTGAAGGTATGTTATTTGATACAGGATTACATTTTCATAAATTATATGGAATAATTAATTTAGATTTTATGGTATCTAATATTGGTGTAGTGACTAAAATAAATGGGTATGAACCTGAAATACCAGCTTCAGTTAATGTTGGTTTTAATATTCCAATTAAAAATAAATGGACTATTTATAATCAATGGAACTTGTATGAGAATTATCATACTCATGGACAAGGTGTTTCTTATAATTGGAAAAATATGTTATGGGTGAATGCAGGATACTATAATGATGTAACACACCAATTAAATTATTCATCAGTAGGATTAGATTTTAAAATTGATAAATATAAAATAGGAGTGGGTATGCTAAATGGTAGTGAAACTCATCCTTTAAAAGAAACACTATTATTAACATTAAATGTGGAGATATAATATGTGTAATTATAAACAATGTGATTGTGATAATTGTGAATGTGGTTGTTGCAATTAATAAATAGGAGATAAGTTATGGCAAAAGATGTAGTAGACGCAGAAAATCTATTAGAAGATGTTAAAGGAAAAAAGTTTGGAATCTCAATACAGAATATTGTTGCTATTGTTACTTTTCTTTCCACCGTTATTGCTGGTTGGTATAGTTTTACTGGCCGTATTGACTCATTGGAAGAAGTAGTTCAAGGATTTGCAGAAGCAAGTGATATTGAAATTGTAACCAATAACTTTAACAATATTGATGAAGAATTAAAGTATCTACGAGAAAAAGTAGATGGTTTAAAAACACCAAAAGTGAAGTCTTATGATGGGGATATAATTAAACTACAGAATGAGATTGATAAACTCAAAGGTGAAATCTCAAGATTAGAGAAATTATTAAAAGACCCATTAGCAGATTTTAAATAAAAACCGGAAAGGGTAAAATTATGAAACATCTTATAATGTTATTATTCATTGGATTGTTATTTGGACAAGATGTACAGACGGAGACTGATAAAGAAATTACTAAACAAGAACAAAGAGAAATGAGACAACTTCTTGCCCAACAAAAAATGGCAAATAAATCTATGATGGAATGGAAACGATTTGAAGAAGCTCATAAAAGAGCTCATATGAAAGCATTACATCATAAGAAGTATGAAGTTAAGAAACCAACAAGAAAACATAAACAAATTTTAACTTATGCAATTGTTGGTGGTATTTCTTTTTGGATAGGACATGAATCAGCAAAAAAATCTCATCATAAAAAAGGTTTTGATAAAACAAGACCTGGATGGGAAACAAGAGGAAAATAAAATGAAAAAACTATTACTACTTAGTTTAATGGTTTTAATGGGATGTGCTGCATCAGTATCAACCGAACAATATGTTGGTGAGTATGAAAAGCAAAAATCATTGGATGAAGTGGAAATCACAAAAGTAGATAATCTAAAGATTTTGGATGTTAAGTTTAATAAAGAACTTGAAGAAAGATATCCAGAACTTGGAGATAAACGAGTTGCATTTGGGTTAAATCAAGAACTTGCAAATGTTATTTCTTTCATTGGAAGATTTAATCTCGTAGAAGCGGATAGAGATATTCAATTATCTATGTTAAATGATTTGAAAGCCAACGAAGCTAAAATAGAGAAAACCAAATACACTGCGTATGTAACTATTTATGATTTCGCTGTTAACTTAAAAGAAGATATCAAAGGTGGAAAAGTTCAAACAATAAACGAAACTATTGTTGGTATCCAAGTTAAAGTAATCAATAATGAGAATACTCAGTATGTTGTTGGTAGTGGACAAGGAAGAGCATCCACCATAGGTCAAGGATTTCTAAAAAATCCTAATATGGAATGGAATCAAAGTTCTTTAAGTTCTGCATCTAACAAAGCTATGGAAACTGCGGTTGTTAATGTTATTAAGGCAATTGACAGAAGAGGTTGGTAGAATGAATGTGGCAGAGAGTTTTATACATATTATTATTATGTAGTAGTCTCTCTGCCCAAGGCTTTTTATATAGTTATATTGACCCATGCAATCAAATTCTGGTTAGAGACAATTACAATATACAGAATCAAGATGGTGGATTCTATGTTACATACTATAATAAATCAAAATTTTTCACATTACAACAAGTATTAAATGGAGAGTTAGAATCTTGGGCAGAAAGAGTCTATAATGACTTTGAAGATTTGTTTCCTTGTGCAGTTAGAGTTGCAGAAGAAATACTTTCATCGGTTTTGGCTAGTAATGCAACAGAACAATTTAATAAAAGTGATGTGAGTAATGAAGTTTCTCAAGTTAATTATGGGATAAAATCATCACCAACCGTAGATAGTAGTTGGGTAACATCATTTAATAGTATTTACACACGAGAAAGTTTTGATGGTAAATCAAGATACGATGGTAATCTTAGTTTTACAGATGATTTAAGTAGATTTAATGCATCGTATGGTCAAGGAGTAAACTTTCTCGCAAAAAAACAAAACCAAGTAATAAGTGCATCAGGTGTTTTCTTTAAAACATTTGAGGGTAGTGATTGGTTAGTATCATCATCATATGCAAAATCTCTTGTAAAGAAAAATGCAGAAGTTATTGTGTTAACTGCATCATATGGTAGTGTTAGTGACAATGGGTTTGGTAATTTTTCAGTATTATATGGATTAAGGACACCTGTAGAATTTGGTAGTTTTAAAATGACATTTACAAATTATGTTTCATATACATTATTAAGATATTATGAGGGTTTAAATTCAGGTAAACAATATTTATTATTACAGAGTCCTATTATGCTCATGCCAACTTTATCATTTGATTTTCAATTGAGTCAGGCATTTAAAGTTAATTTAGGATTCAGTATGGGATATAACACGGTTGTGAACGATTATGGAGAAAGAACAACAACTTACTCTATATTGTTCGGAACATACTTTTAGGAGAAGAAAATGAGATTAGCAATGAGATTTCTTTTAGGATTTTGTATATTCACTATTATTAGTGGACAAACTATACCACAACCAACCGTTGTTGGTGAGGATATAAATTACCCTACATTAAGAATATCACAATTTGTTAAAGTTGATGAATCTGTAGGTGTTGCAGATGATAGAGTAACTTTAGGTATAAAACAACTACTTGAAGAACAATTACAAGATACAAGATATGTATTGGTAGAAGATGATAATGCTGATTTTACTGCGAATGTAGAAGTTCTTTATATTGGTAAACCAAATGAGGCATTTAGTATAGCAGGTATATTCAATAGAAGAAACCAATCTACTGAAGTTAGATTAGTGGTTAACCTTGTTGAGAACAAAGAGGGTACTCAGAAAAGTTATCGTGGTATCGGTGAAACAACCACTACGGTATCAGCAGCTGGTTTACAAATTCAAGAAGATGTTGAGTTTGGTAAATCTGAATTGGGTGGTTCAATTAGAAAAGCTATCCAAGACGCCATAAAAAATATTGATTAACAAGGAGTTGATATGTTATTAAAACATTGGCCACAAAAAAGAAGAGAGTGGGTCATTGGTGGTTTTCTCAACATACTTTTTATATTATGTGTGGTAGGAGTTCGTTATTATTATGCTCAAGAAGAAATGGAATTCTTGAGAGACGATTCTGCAAGACAAGATGTAATGATTACAGAGTTACAAGACTCTGTTGAGATTTTAGTAAAACAAAATAATGATTTACTAAAGGATTTACATGACCATGATAAAACTCGTGGTATAGAAAACAAAGAATTAAAAAATAGGATGGATAACTTTGAGATTCAACTTGATACTATCAAAAAACAACTTTCTCAAAAAGTATCTATTTATGATAATAACAACTCTTATTCAAGTGGTGCTGGTGTAGTTCCATTTGAAAAGGAGTTTGGTACACAAAGTTCCTACCTTAGAATATTTGGTAGAACTGGTGTTGCAATAGTTAATGATAGTATTGTGGATTCTGAAACTGAATTAGGTTTTGATGGTAGTTTAGAAATCGGAGAACCTAAGATTGTTGAGGGTGAAGTAAAAGGTGAGTATTATGCAGAAGTTCCTACAATACAATTTGATGGTTTAAGGTTGAATGGTAGAAAAAGTAGTCCATTTAAAATTAAACCACCGAGGAACCAAATAAGTGTAGGGCCGTTTATTGGTATAACATATGACCAAGTAACAGGATTGACAGAGCCTGTTGTAGGATTTGGTGTAACTTATAATGCATTTAAAATATGGGATTGGAGATAATTCCATTAGGTTAAGGAGAATAAAATGATTGAGGAATACTTAGAGTATGGTGCAATCGGAGTAATTATAACCTTGTTTATAGGTATGATTAAATTTCTACAATCATCTTTAACAAGCAAATTATCAGAGGTTGAAGAGATATGTATTAAATTAATTGACCGATGGAATCGTAGTGATGAGATTAGAGATAGAAGACACGAACAATTATTGGAACAAGTTAATCGTATTACAGACGATTTAAACTATATAAAGGGAAAAAATGCCAAATAGAGCAGCAAAGAGTAGAAAACAAAAAAGACAAGCTTTGAATGCCAAATGGGCAAGAGAAGGCAGAACTGCTAACCAACATAAAAAGTGGAAAGCAAAACAACCAAAACAAGGACAACCAGGTTTTTACAGATAGGAGTTTATTATGTCTATAGGTAAAGAGGACACTGCCCGGTCATATAAAGGTACGGTGATAGGCGACAATATGGTCGTTAGTTTGAATTTGAAATGGCTGGTTCAAATATTGAGTTTAGTGGGAATGTTAATTTATTCTTATTACAGAATAGAAATGAGAATAATTGAATTGGAAAAAGATTTTACTGAGGCAAATACTCAGATAACTGAAATTGTAGCAAGACATTCTGCAAAAGAGGCAGAAGAAAGAGAACAACTTGAAGAACGAGTTAAATTTTATGAAAAGGAATTTAATATAAATCCACTTAGTTGGGGAAAGAAGAAGAAGAAAAAATGATTAAGTTAAAAGAATTATTAAATTTAAGAAATATGGTTTATACTGAAAGTATTAGACCAAAAGATAAAAAGAGAATGGCTCGTAAATTAGAGATATTTGATGAGAATATAGTTTTACCAAGAAAACTACCACCAGAAAATGATTCTTCTTTAACTTTAAAAGAAATTAAATATCTTGCAAGTATTGAACCTAATCCTGAATTTGTTGAATCAAATGATGATGTTGTTGAAGTATTTATGAATCTTGTAGAGAAACATAATACTAACATAACAAAAAAACAACTTAAAAAAATTGTTAGAGAGAGTATTAAGTTTATAATGGAATTAAAATATAAATACAATAGACCAAGACCATATCAGATTGCAAAGTTTTATGATATTGATTTAAATGGAACACAATTAGATAGTATGAAAACACCATCGTTTCCAAGTGGACATGCAATTCAAGGATATTTATTAGGTGAGTATCTTTCTTCTATTGACTCACGAAACTCTAATGAATATCTTGGTTTAGGAAATGATATTGCAGAATCAAGAATTATTGCAAAAGCACATTATCCAAGTGATAAAGAATATGGTAAGAAAGTAGCTAAAGCTTTATTTAAAGGTATGAAATGATACCTAAACTAACTAATATACATTTGATGATGGAAAGAGCAGACTTCCAATTTATTGCTACTGAATTAGTTAAATACTATGGATTAAAATCTAAAGTAAAAATGACTGCAAGTAAAGGTGTTGAGGGTGATTACGATTGGGATACAGATACTATTAAGTTACGAAGAAGTTACCCAAGTGTCAAAGAATTTATCATATCAGTATTACATGAAATACATCATGCAGATATGGTAAAGAAATATGGATTGAAAAAATTTCTAAAAAAATATGCACAAGCAGATGCCATGGCAGACTTCCAAGGATTCAGAAGATATCACGATAATAAGTGGGAAAAGAAAGCTGAGAATTGGGCAAAACAAGAATATCGTAAAAAATGGAAAAATAAATACTAATTTTTTTTAATTACTTTACTATATATTATTGATGTTATAACACAAAGGTTTTAAGGAAAATAAAAATGTTTCAATTTCCTATTAGAGAATTATGCTCTGATAAAATAAGAAATGGAAGCATTAATATTAAAGCAAAAAGCAATTAAAAAATAAATTAAGTTTTAAAGTTTTTAAATTATACTTATTAATATGAAAACACAATCAGCAAAGTCCAAAGGACGAAGGTTACAGAAACAAGTCCGAGAACTTATCTTAGAAACATTTAAAGAAGAATTACAAGAAGACGATGTTCGTTCCACTTCAATGGGTGCAAGTGGTGAAGATGTTTTGTTGTCACCTAAAGCAAGAGAATTATTCCCATTCTCTGTAGAATGTAAAAATCAAGAAAAATTAAACATATGGAGTTCATTAGAACAAGCAGAAGAAAATGCAAATGACCATGAACCATTGTTGGTATTTAAAAGAAATCGTAGTAAAACATATGCAGTTTTAAGAATAGAAACATTGATGGATTTATTAAGTGATATCAACAATAGTTAAAAAACATTATGAGATTGATAATGTAAAAAGATGGGAAGAAGATACATATGAAAATATGTTACCTAAATTTCATACTAATCTACCAACAGACTATAAACATAATATAGATAAATTATCATTATATAATACTGATATGATTTTTAATGAACATTGGTTTCGTAGTGATACATTTGATACTGATGAAGATGGAATTTTATTTTTAGGATGTAGTTTAACTATGGGTGTTGGAATAGATAATGAACAATTAGTATGGCCATGGATAGTTGGAAAACATTTTAATAAGAAAGTGTGGAATTTAAGTGTTGGTGCACAAGGTGAAGATATGTGTTTTAAACTTGCAAATAAATGGATACCAAAATTAAAACCAAAGGCAGTTTGTATGTTAATTCCACCAAGAGGTAGGTATCATTTTTCAAGACCAACTGAGGTAAGTTATTTAGAATGGAAACAAGAACCATTTTGGTTTCGTAATAAAGAAAATTGTTTTACACATAAGAACCAAGAGATGGCATTAACTTTATATGAAAAAGAAAATTTGTATTTCAATTGTTTAAAAGATATTTATTCAATAGAGAACATATGTAAAGATATACCATTCGTGGTAGAGAGTTATGAAAAGTTTATAGATTATGAAAAACATGGAAATGCAAAAGATAATCATCCAGGCCCATTATATCATGAGTGGGTAAGTGAATTTTTTATCAAGGAATTGAATGAGTCAATTAGTTATTAATATATTAGATAAGGCGTTAAAGTCTAAAGGACAACCCTTAAAGAAAACAAATGAGTATATGTGGTGGAGTCCATTTATATCTCACCATAAACCTAAGTTACAAGTAAATATCCAAACAGGTAAATGGCATTGTTGGGTAAGTAATCAAGGTGGACATAATCTTTTTCAATTATTAAAACAGGTGGGTGCACCAAGAGAATTATTTAAAGAATTAAGTGATAGTATTGGTGGGACATATTATACTTCAGAGAAAAAAGATAAGAAAGATATTGTATTAAATCTACCAAAGGAAGCCAAACCATTATGGAATGGTGGTGATTCAGTTCAGAAACAACACGCATTAAATTTTCTTTATAAAAGAGGATTGGATATGAGTGATATACTTCGTTACAATCTATATTATTGTTTGAATGGTGTATATCAGAATCGTATCATTATTCCAAGTTATGATTCAGATGGTATATTGAATTATTTTGTAGGTAGAGACTTTTATAAATCTACCATGAAATATAAAAATCCACCTATACAAAAGGACATTATCGGTTTTGACCTATATGTAAATTGGAGTGAACCGATTATCCTTTGTGAAGGCGTATTTGATGCAATGGCTATTAAAAATAATACGATTCCACTTTTTGGAAAAACTATACTTCCTAAACTTGAGAAAAAAATCGTTGAAAAGAAAGTTAAGAATATAGTTATAGTTTTAGACGATGATGCGTTTAACGACTCATTAAAAATGATTGAAAAATTTAATAATATGGGAATAAAAGTTGACTTTGTTAAACTTAAAGGACAAGACCCAAGTGACTTAGGTTATAAAAATATGATAACACATTTAAATACTTCAACCGAGGTAAACTTTAAAGAACTAATGAGAATGAAAATATATGGTAACAGATAAAATAAAGGTTCCATTTAGGAAACTTAAACACATACATCACATAAGTGATATACAAATAAGAAATTTAAAACGACATAAAGAATATGAACAAGTATTTGAAGGACTTTACAAAGAAGTAAAGAAAAATCCTAATAATGCTGTTTCATATATTGGTGGTGATATTGCACATAGTAAAACAGAAATGTCACCTGAGTTAGTAGACCAATTATCTCGTCTATTCAAGAACTTAGCAGATATTTGTCCATTGATTATTATCGCAGGTAATCATGATTGTAATCTAAACAATTTAAATAGATTAGATGTATTAACACCAATCGTAGAAAATTTAAATCATCCTAATCTACACTATCTAAAGAGAACTGGTATTTACACTTGTGCAGATACAGACTTTATTGTATGGGATGTTTGGGATAAAGAGAAAGATTATATTAAAGCAAAAGATGTTCCAGGTGATAGAACTAAAGTTGTATTGTATCATGGAACCGTAGATAGAAGTGAAACTGATTTAGGATTTAAACTACCAAGTAAAATAAAGATGAGTATGTTCAAAGGTTATGATTTAGGATTACTTGGTGATATTCACAAACGACAACATTTGAATAAAGAAGAAACTATATCTTATTGTGGTTCATTGGTTCAACAAAATCATGGAGAAGATATTGGTAAAGGTTATTTGTTATGGGATGTTCCAAATAGAAAATCTGAATATATAGAAATACATAATGATTATGGTTATTATACAATTAATATAGATAATGGTAAATTACCTGAACTACCAAACTTACCAAATAAACCAAGAATTCGTGTTCGTGTAAGTAATACTAAACCATCACAATTAAAAAAGTTGATGACACAATTACAGAAGAAATGTAAAGTACAAGAAAGTGTTATCACGAGAGTAGATGGATTGTCATCAGAAAAAATTCGTGATAAGAAAATCAACATTGGTGATGTAAATAATCCTGATTATCAATATGATTTAGTTAGTGAGTATTTAAAAAACAATTATATTGTTGATGATGATACTATGATTAAGATTAAAGATATATTAAAAGAATTGAATCAAGTTATACCTGAAGCAGATATACAAAGAAACATTAGTTGGAAGTTAAAACAATTTGAATTCAGTAATTTATTTAGTTATGGTGAGGATAATGTAGTTGATTTCACAAAACTAAATGGGATGATAGGATTATTTGCTCCAAATGCAAGTGGTAAATCTGCATTGTTGGATGCATTATGTTTTAATTTATTTGATGTTAGTTCTCGTGCATATAAAGCAGATAATATTATTAATAAATCAAAAACTAATTTACATTGTAAAGTTAATTTTGAGATTGATGGTATAGATTATTATATTGAGAAACGAGGTAAGAAGAATTTAAGGACAGGACATGTTAAAGTAGATATAGATTTTTGGATGGTAGATGAAACTGGTGAACATGTAAGTTTAAATGGTGACCAAAGACGAACTACACAGAAAAATATACAAAGAGTTATTGGTGGATTTGATGATTTCATTTTAACAAGTATGAGTAGTCAAAATGATTCAACCGTATTTATCAATAAAACTCAAAAAGAACGAAAAGAGTTATTATCTCAGTTTATGGGATTGAAAATATTTGATACATTATATCAACAGGCTGCAGAAGATATTAAGGAAGTGAATACACTTTTAAATGATTTTAAAAAGGCAGATTATGATAAAGAGTTGGCACAAATTACTGATGATTTAATTTTACTTGAAGGAAAAGAGACAGAGTTTAAAAATGATGAGGGTGATTTAAAGAAACAAGTAAAACAGGTTTTAAATGAAATCAAAAACCAAACTAAAAGATTAAAACCTGTAGATGATAGTTTGAAAAGTATAGAAGAGTTGGAAGAACAACATACTAAGTTAACAACATTATCTGAAAATGTCAAGCATAAACTTTCAGAATATGAAACAGAACAATATGACTTTGATAGGGCAGTAAAAGAGATTGAGAATAAGATTGTTATCTATCAACAAGATGGTGTAGAAGAGAATTATTACAAATTAGAAAAACTTGAAGAAGAAAGAGATTTAT